TTTCTTTGAGGATTTCTTAGAAGAACGTTTCTTACCGCCTTTCATTGAGCGTTTCTTAGAAGAACGTTTCTTTGAGGATTTCTTAGAAGAACGTTTCTTGCCACCTTTCATTGAGCGTTTCTTGGAGGATTTCTTAGAAGAACGTTTCTTACCGCCTTTCATTGAGCGTTTCTTAGAAGAACGTTTCTTGGAGGATTTCTTGGAAGAACGTTTCTTACCGCCTTTCATTGAGCGTTTCTTAGAAGAACGTTTCTTGGAGGATTTCTTGGAAGAACGTTTCTTACCACCTTTCATTGAGCGTTTCTTAGATGAACGTTTCTTGGAGGATTTCTTGGAAGAACGTTTCTTACCGCCTTTCATTGAGCTTTTTTTAGATTTGCGTTTTTTCTTACCACCAAATTGAGCATCTTCACCCATGCCTAATAACATTTTTTCATCAACATTATCTGAACTCATTTATATATACTATAAAGTAGAAAATATTATATATTTTTATAAAATAATTTTTTTATATCTAAAATTTCATTTCCTGATATATTATCAAATATTATTTTTGGTATGTTAATCATTTTCCCAGAAGGTTTATAATTAAATTTACTAGATTTATTTTTTTGCAATCTAAATTCTCTTATAATATCTACTGGTTCACCTAAACATTTTAATGTGAAATCTTGAAAAGGGGATGGTTCAATTACAGTAATATTATGATTTTCTAAATAAGTATTTCTAATAATTGCTATTTTAGATAATAATATGCTATATATTTCACTTTCGTTATGTTTTTTATTTATAATATTGTAAAAATAATCAAATAATAAATACATATAAGTTAAATTATATGTACCAAAATAAGTTGTCTTATTATTTGAATATCTATAAACAACACATCTTTTATTATTACCAAATAATCTTAATATTAATTTATTATCATGATAAAATTCAACTCTTCTATCAAAAAATTCTAAGAAAGGCGAAAATTGCTTAATAGTTATCTTATCACCATATTTAGTTTTTAATTGTTTATTTATCATATCTGCATCTCTTATAATATCATCTGTAATTAATTCATAATAAGGATATTCTTTATCATGTTGTGAATCTATTATTTTATTATTATAATAATCAAAAGCATAAAACCCAACAACAATTAGTTTAGATTTATGGACTATATTTTTCCTAATATATCTCATAATATCATTATCAGGTTTTATTAATTGAAATGACTTATCAGCAGTCTTTTCATTTGTAATTGGATAATAATTAATTAATCTATTAAATCTATTAATAGCTTTTTCTAATCGCCAATAACTTGTCATTGGGTCTGTCATTATTCTATATGCATCGCAAACCATAAAATGTGGATGAGCGCATCTAATATTATTATCAGTCGTTATTGTTGGTAAATTATTATATATATATTCAGGCATATAAGCTATATCACAATAATTAATAAAATTAACAAATATTTTATAAGTTCCATTGTGAACACCATTCTTACCTTCAATATGTTTAAATCCTTGTTTATAAAGTTCTTCTAATAATTCAACCATGTCTTTTACAGGATTTGGACTATAGAATTCCAAATCAGCCACATCTGGGAAATTATAAAATACACCATCAATAATTTTATAAAAAGAATCTGATTTATTTTTATTCATTAATAATGTATTCTGAGCAAATCCACCATAAGCTATTTTTTTTGTACGTATTATATAATCTTTAATTGCATTATACACTTTAGTAACTTCAGATAGCGTAGGTTCATAAGTTTTTTTATATTCATTATGTGAATTATCTATAATTTTATTAATATTTTCTTGTATTTTGTCAATATCTTCATCACGATACATAAATATCTTTATATTATTATTTAGATAATAATATAAAAATATAATTAATTTATTCATCATCAGATGATACATAATCAGAAGCTATTTCAAACTCTTCATTAGGTTTATTTTTAGTAGATTGGTCTTTCTCAGTAATTGGTTCTGAATATTTATCTTCATGATAAGTAACGCTAAAATAATCGTTATACATGTTTTCATGTTTATATTCTCCAACAAAATTATCCCACGATAATCTATTCTCTTGAGTTAACTTTTCCAATAAGTTATATTTTTTTATAAATATTTCAGGAATTTCAAATTCAGGATTTGTATTTTTAGATTCTTTAAAAATATTATATAATCTAACATCATTTTCATATACATTTTTAGATTGTTCTATCTTTTCTTTTTTTTGTTTTAATAAATTTAAATCATGTTGTAAATCTATTTTTGCTTGTATAATTTCTTTATATTCTGGTGTTTTTTTTAATTCTTCTTTTTTCTTATCAAATTCTTTTAAGTCTTCTAGTTTTTTTTCTTCATCTTTCTTCTTTTGTTCTTCGTCTGCTTTCTTATCTTCGTTAGTCTGTTCAACTTCTTCTTTTTCAAAATAACATGAATTTTTGGTAAAATGCATGATTATTGCTTTAGAAGTCATAAATTTATTTTGATAACAAGAATTAATAAATAATTTAGCCAACTTAATATCATCATATGTACCTATAATATTATTATTATATTTAACTAAATAATAACTCATATATGGGATTATATATATAAATAAAATTATCTTTAATACATTATTTTATATCTATATATAATATGACATTAAAATTAAAATATTTAAAATATAAAAATAAATATTTAGAATTAAAGTATATGTTATATGGTGGAAATCGTAATAAATGTTCTTATGGAATAACATGTTTTAGAGAAAATTTACAACATATTTTAGATTTTGACCATGAAGAAATAAATAGAGAAAGATTTAATAAGATTATACAATTTTATACAACACCAAATTATAATCTTAAGGAAGAAATGAATAAAGATAAATCAATATTTAAATATAAAAATGGTCACCAATTTGGAATGATATTATGGGTTTTTGAAAATTTAAAAACATTTAATTCAGAAGAAAAAAAAATTATAAGACAATATTTTACAACTCTTGAAGAAGATGCTCGTGTAGACCCAATATTAATGACACATAATAGTAAAGATAATATTATATTCAAAAAACAATATATGAATATGGAAGAATTATGGAAAAATAAATTATCTAATACTAAAATAATACATTCTATAGAAATAGAATAGAATTAAAAAATATATAATATTTTCTATAAAATTAAAAAAAATATAATATTTTCTATTTATATTTATATATATGAGTAGTAATTATAATCCAAAAACCCAAGCGAGTTCAGGTCTAATAGAAGGGACAGGGTCTTTTGCACTAAGTACCTTCTTGGGAAATTATGGTAATTATATTGGCGGTATTATTAATATTGCTTGGTTTGTTTGTGCATATTATTTATTTATATACATCCGTAAAGAAAAAGTTATAAATAAATATCATTATCTAGGACCTATATTATTAGTACTATTACCTATCATAGACAATTTATATTATTTTACAGCAAAAAAAACACCTGAAACAAAAAAAACAGTAAATAGTATATATGCGAATATCGCTTTTATACCAATATATATTGCAATCCTAATATTTGCAATAATGATGGGAACAAATGGTCGGTTTTAAGATGAAATGAGTGATTTTAGTTTCATATATTTATATTTATATTTAATATATTTCTGATAACTATCTAGTTCATCCATCTTTTTATGTTTCTCAATCCATTTCTCCTTTTTCAATTGAGACTTGAGTTTTACTAAGTATGTTTCTGTTAAAAACCAATTCCACCCTCTTTCTTCATATAGGGCTTTCCGATTGTCATATTCTTCTTGTATTTCATCATCTTTTATTTCAACATCTGCTCTTTCATCAGCTTCTTTTTGTATATTATATTGTTCCCCCATTCTCCTAAACATAACCGTATCCGTACTCATACCCTGATACTTGGGTTTTTCTTCCCTATTATATTGGTTTGGTAGAATTTCATTTAATGGCCAAACATCCATATATTTATCTCCTAAATAAGAATATGTGTGTGAACATGAATATTTTTTCTCTACATCGCATTGAAAAGTATAATCAAATATTTTGCATATAAAATTACCTGCGGGGACAAAATTCTTATATAAACCATAAGCTGTAATCTCTTTATTTGTAGTTAAATATAAGGGTATATAACCTTGTTTGTTTAATGATTGTTCTCCATTATATGTTATTATTACAGTATAAGTCATATAGATTAATATAATATCTTCAGATTGCTTATTACATGATTCTATTGCATCATTTTCATTTATAGTATCTTTTAATGTTAATGTAGTATTATATATAGTAAAAATTATTTCACATATATGGTCATTATCTAATTTTACAATTCTTTTTCTCTCTTCAAAATATTTTGATTCTAATACAGAGGTATTATAATTATATTTTTCTTTTAATTTATTTGATAAAATATTTATATCAAGTTTGTTTATTTTTTTTCCACATAGCATTTTTTTGTTTTTATTATATACGTCAAATATACATGCATCTATTTTTCTTTTTTCATAAGAAATACCTTCTACTTCTTTTTCAAGTTCTTTTATTTCTTCAGATGTATAGCCACGAATGGATTTATAACCTCTATCTTTAATCTTGTCAATATTTTTTTCTATAAATTCTTGTAATTCTAAATGAATAAATGTTTGTTGAGCATAATCAAGACCTTTATAAAATATACGTGTATCTGAATAAGGCAGATATAATCTCCAAAATCCTCCCTGTGATTTAGAAGAATAAACATCAAAATTAGTTGTTACTCCATCTTTAGTAGAACTAATATTGATTACGTCACCATCAAGAGTCTGATATTTACCAAGTATCTGAAATATTGTACCATCTATGTATAGCTTTTCAGTACTCATTATATAATACTCATTATATAATAAATTAAAAAATTTATTATTTAGAGTATAAGAATCTTTTTATAAAAATTGATTTATATATAAACTATAATATTATATTATAATATTACAGCTTATGAATTCAGAATATGGTTATATTTACATTTATACAAGATAAATGATGATAATACTAAAAGTGAATTATTTGGCACCTATAAAAATAATAAAGTAAAAAAGACTAAATAAAATTTAATTTAATAAAACATTAAAGTATTATAATATTATTATACTTTAATGGAGATTAATAAAGCATTTACTATTTATATAGTAATAAAAAAGTAGTATATATAATAAAGTATTCAGGTAAGAAACCTTATAAGAATAAATATGAATTATTTGTTATGAAATAAATTATAAGAACATCTCATGCCACATCATATCATCCTTCATATCATGATTATCAAAATATTTATACGCTTCATTTAAATCTTCTAATGTTATAACTTTTGTTTTATCATTAGTTACGAAGGTTCTTCGTGAATAGGCTCTTTTACATTTACTAAATAATATTTCCATATCACCACCATAGTTCTTAAAACTTTTATAATTAGTAATAAAAAAATTTTTTGTAATATCATCTCCAACAACCCATTCTAGGTCATTAACTTTCTTTTTAAAAATTAAATATAATTCTTCTCCTGTATAAGGTTCGATTGTAAATCGAACTGGAAATCTTCTTTCCAATCCCTTATTATATGATAAGAAACAATTCATTATATCATCCTTATATCCTGCAATTATACAAATAAACTCTGTTTTTTTATTAGTAAGATTCTCATTAATAGTATCAATACATTCTTTTGCATAACAGTCTCGTTTTTCCGCATTTCCAAGAGAATATACCTCATCTATAAATAAAACACCGCCTATTGCACTATTAATTACTTTTTGAGTTAATGGTGCAGTTTGACCTAAATATTGGGCAATCATATCACTTCTATTGGCTTTAATAAATTTATTATTTTTTAATATACCCATTGCATTATAAATTCTACCTATTATTTTAGCTAATTCTGTTTTTCCAACACCAGGAGGTCCTTGGATTAATGTATGCATCATATCACTTGACTCTTTATCTAATTTTTGAATATAAAATAATATATGGTCTACAATATCTTGTTTTACTTTATTCATTCCAATCATATTATTAAGCTCTGTAAGTGAGGGAACTAGATAATTTAATTGTTTAAGGTCAAAAGTATATCTCTTTGTAGTGCAATACATTTTACCTAATTCAATTAAATCTTTTAATGTGTCTATTTTTTTATCTATAATAACAAGTGGTTTATCCATTTCATCAAGTATTTTAGGTGATTCAGGTAATAAAGGTTCAAATGGAATTACATTAGAATTTGGTGGTGTATTAGACTCATTACAATCAGTCTTTTGTAACTTATTTTTATCATCTGGAGGAAATATAAATACAATCTTTCTTTTTGTCATAATATTATTTATATTATTTTCTTTAATATATAATATTAATTCTTTATTATCTATTTTATATATAAAGATAAATCAGGCTGTATTATCAATAATGAAAATTATTGCTTGGAATATTAATGGTTTACGTTCATTATTAAAAACAGAATATTTAGATAATTTAATTAAAGAAGAAAAACCAGATATATTATGTTTTGGAGAAACTAAATTATCGTGTCCTTATACTAATATTGATAATGAAATAGCTGAAAAATATAAAACCTATAAATATAGATATTGGAGTCATTGTGAGAAGAAAGGTGGGTATAGTGGTACGGCCATTTTAACTAAGAAAAAACCACTTGATGTATTTTATGGTTTAAAACATAATGATAAGGAAATAGATGATGAAGGGCGTGTAATTGTTATGGAATATAAAAAATATTATTTATTACATGTATATACACCAAATTCTGGTCAGGCATTAGCAAGATTAAAATTTAGAACAAAAACATGGGATATTGCATTTAGTCATTATATTCATAAATTACAAAAAACCAAGTCAGTTATTGTGTGCGGTGACTTGAATGTTGCGCATAAGGAAATTGATTTAAAAAATCCTAAAACAAATAGAATGACTGCAGGCTTTACAGATGAAGAGAGAGAGTCATTTACAAATATATTAATTAATAATAAATTAATTGATACATTTAGGTTAATAAATAATAATTTAGTAAAATATAGTTTTTGGTCTTACATGAGACAATCAAGAGAAAAAAATATAGGATGGAGAATTGACTATTTTTTAACAAGTCAAGATTTAGAAAAAAATATTAAAGAAAGTGATATTTTAATAGATATCATGGGAAGTGACCATGCACCTATAAAGTTGATATTAAAAATATAAATAAAATATAAAAAAATATCTAGTATTATTTATAATAATGAATAGTAATTTAGTTATTGCTCTTTTATGCGGTGTTGTAAGCATGGTTTTATCTGTTACAATGCCTTGTTTATTAAAGAAGGTTAATACTCCCTGGTTAGATAATGTTAAAGTTGTATTTGACAATAATAAACATTTAATTGTTGTAAGCAGTCTTGTGGTTGTTGTTACTTCTTATTTAGCTCTATCATTATATCCTCTTGTAAGTGATGATATTAATTCAGGTGAAAGAATGACAAAAGAAATGATGTTAAAACTCTTAGGTAAATAAATTTATTTAAGTAAAAATGCCAAACTACAACCAGTATTAAATAATATTACTAACAATAATACTACAAGTAATATTTTATATTTAGTATCAAATTGAAAATCTTTTCCAGCCGGACCTTGTGGTCCAGGTAGACCATCAATACCATTTTTCCCTGGTGGACAAGGATTTGGACAAGTATTTGCAGGTACTCCTGGTGGTGATTGTGTTGCAGGTACTCCTTGTTGTGATTGTGTTGCAGGTACTCCTGGTAGTGATTGTGTTACAGGTACTCCTGGTAGTGATTGTGTTACAGGTACTCCTGGTGGTGATTGTGTTGCAGGTACTCCTGGTGGTGATTGTGTTGCAGGTACTCCTGGTAGTGATTGTGTTGCAGGTACTCCTGGTGGTGATTGTGTTGCAGGTACTCCTGGTGGTGATTGTGTTGCAGGTACTCCTGGTGGTGATTGTGTTGCAGGTACTCCTGGTGGTGATTGTGTTGCAGGTGATTCTATACTGTCAAATAATTCTATTAATTCAGTCTCATTCTCAATAATATTTTTAAGTTTATGATTTATCATATATTTTCCATTCTCAATTAAATAATCTAAATTATCCATATATTATAAACTATATATTTTTTTATAAAAATATATAATTTATCTGCAAGTTCTATATTAAATTACCTTAGTAATGATACAATGTTGCAAATAGTATTAAATAATATAATATGAATAAAATCATTTTAATACATTACCATTTTTTAAAGCATTAAATCTATTCTTATTAGGTATTTCATTTGTTACAATTAATAATAAGCTTACTGCTTGTGTTAAACTATATGTAATAAGACTACTATTAATTGTATCTATAACACTTTTAATAGGACCTGATAAGTTATCAGTATAAATTATAATAAGTCTACAAGCGGTTATAAATGTAGGATTAATTGATGTAATAGTTTGTAATATAGTTAATTTGGATAATCTTATACAATATGCAAATGCATTATTGCCAATACTAGTTATACTATTAGGTAATGTGATAGTTTGTAATTGACTACAACTATTAAACATCCCATCGGCAATACTAGTTATACTATTAGGTAATGTAATAGTTTGTAATTGACTACAAGATGAAAAAGCATAAGGACCAATACTAGTTATACTATTAGGTAATGTAATAGTTTGTAATTGACTACACAAAAAAAATATACTATCGCCAATACTAGTAATACTATTAGGTAATGTGATAGTTTGTAATTGACTACAACCTGCAAAAGCATAAGAACCAATACTAGTTAGCGATGATGGCGATGCAAAAGTTACTGTTTGTAAGTTACTACAAGATCTAAAAGAATAACTGTCATTTGTAGTGCCTATTTTTGTTATATAATTAGGAATTATAATTGATGTTAAACCAAGACAATTATTAAATGTACTATTACCTATAACAGTATAGGTTGTTGATGATGCAGGGAAATTAATTGTTGTTAGTAGAGAACAGCCATAGAAAACATATTGTCCCATAGTAGCTATAGTATTTGGTATTGTGAAACTAGTTAATGCAGTACAATTTTCAAATGCATAATTACTTATACTAGTAACTAATGGTGCTTCTATACTTATTAATGCGCTACAATTAGTAAATGCACTATAACTAATATTAGTTATTAAACCACTTATAATAATACTTTTTATTTCTTCTTTATATGGTATAGAAGAAGTATTAGTACTACCCGTAGAAGTATTATTACTACTTCCAGGTGGTATAGATATAGCATTTGTTGAGAAATAATAAGCTGTATCATTCGTGTTTTCATCTGTTGTTAAGAAAAATAATGTAGTTCCAAAAGTCGTATTTATAGATGATAATGTATATGATGCATTAGTAGTATATTTTATTTTTAAACTATATATAGTCTTTCTGATTATAACACTTGGAGAAGTTACATTTGCGGTGAATGTTGTGAATATAGGTATTATATCATTGTCAGTATTTATAGTTATAGTAGAAGATATCTGATTAAAAATATTAAATGGTAATGAATTTATAGATGATGGAATATATAAAGTAGTTAAACTATTACAATTTTTGAATGCGTATTCTTCAATAGTCGTAACTGATGGTAATGATATATTAGTTAATGCTGTACAACCCAAAAATGCGTATTCTTTAATAGTCGTAACCGATGGTAATGATATATTAGTTAATGCTGTACAACCTTCAAACCACCTGGCATTTATTTGTGTAACACGGTCCATTGCAACAGAAATTAAAGAGTAGCACGATGAAAAAACGGATGTACTTGTAGGATTGAAGATAATGAAACCGTTCACCGTAAATTCTGTCAAATTGTGTAAATTATTAAAACAGCCGTTCAATAAACTCACATTATATGGAGTAGATGCATCAGTATATTCCATAGAAATGCTTGTAATACTATCTAATGTAGATTGTACATTAAACGAAATATTATAGTTAGTGGTAACAATAATATTAAGTGCATAAATATAGTCACTACTCCTATAAAATGTATGTCCAAATAAACTTAATGGTTGACTAGTAGTTAGTGTATTAACCGTTAATGCCATAGTAAACCTCTGACTTGGAGCCATAATATATATTTATATAGATAATTTCCAAATATTATTATTTATATTAAATCCTAATTTTTCAATTTGCGATTTATGTTCTGTGATAAATTTATCATTAACAAAAGTTAATTCATAAGTTAACATGTCTTCTTTATCCTTATGTTTTTTAACAATTATATCTACACTACGACCAACTATCTGATTAATATTTTTTATAATATACTTAATTCTATCTTCAAGATTAAGCGGAAAAGGAATAGTAGGATGATTTTTTGGTATCATTATATATGTAATTTTATTTTTATTATTACTGACTGAATATTTTTCTAATAGTATTAATTTATCTCTTATAAAATTACAAATATCTTCTCTTGATAATTTATCAACTTTTTTTATTTCATCTTTATTAACATTTGGTAAATTTCCTACAATTTTCATTAATTCTGGTTTTGATTTTGCTGTTGAACATACAGCTCCTTTAAAATTGTATATTCCTGTGCCTCTTTTTTTCTCAATAACTTTTTCTTGTTTTGGTCTTATTTTGAATAAATCTGGGTCAGATGAAGCTAACTTATTATTATTTTTATCAATAACTCCAACAACATCATATTCTTCTCTGTCATTATAATAATCTAATACAGAATCAAAATCATATTTATCTTTATCTTTATTTTTATTTTTTGTAGAATCATTTACATTATTATATTTTATATCGGGATAATTTTGTTTAACATAATTATTTAATGATACATGATTATCAATATCAATCTGCATATTATCACGATAATAAGTTGGTAATGTTTCATTTTCATTAAAAGGTTGGAATATATAATATTTATTCCTCTGAATTAAATATCCTGTTCTATTAAATTTATCATAAATAGTATCTTTAAAATTATTAAAATCGTTCTCAGTATTAGGCATTAAATCTTCTAATGCTTGGTCTAAAAAATAATTATCAAATAATTCAACTTGATGTTCTAAGAATGATTTTTGAATAGCTTCTAATAATTCTTCATATAAATAAACATATTTAAATCTATATAAATCTTTTATTTTATTTTTAATTAAGTTTATTTCATTTCGTGATAATTCATCATTAAAAGTACTATAATCAATTTCTTTCTTACTTAAATCTCTATAAGTTTTTTTTCTACTATCCCAATAATTTTTATTTAGTTTAGTTGAATTGCATTTTAAATCACATTTTTGAAAATCACATAAAGCTGGACACATGTTTTTTAATTCGTTAGCAGTCATATTTTCTCTATATGGTTCACAGTCTTTATATTTTTCTAATTCTTCCGGAAACATATTTGTATGTAATAATAAAGCACAATCAAATGCAATTTCTTTTAATACTCTTTCTATTTGTTTAACTGTTAAATATTTTAACTCTGCTTTTTGATATAATATTTCATCTGTAGATAATTCTTTTATATCCCTATTATTTAATGCTATAACATATCTATATACATATACTTTTGGAAATCTATTTTTATCATTAATAGATGCTTGATGTACACACATACGAATCGCGCGACCTATAACTTGTTCTATTTTTGGTATATTATAAAATACATCTAAAATATGAACTTGTTTACAATTATTAAGTGTAACCCCTTCATTCATGACTTTAGAACCAAGAATAAATTTAATATGTTTACCATCAATATTATCAGCATTATTAAATACATCTCTTATTATTTTTTGTTTAATTTCAGGAACATCATCGCCTTCTTCAGCACCACCAGTAACTAATAGGAATGTAGCAGGTTTAAATTCATTTGAATTAAACTTCTTTTTAAATTCTACAAAAGTTAAACCAGTCTTATAATCAAGTGTATCATCCATTATATTATAATTAGAATTAACTTGATATTCTAAATAACCATTCATTATTAATGTTTCTGCAAATAATTCAATCCCACCAGCTTTGACTAAATTTGAATAAATAAATGATGTACAAGGTCCTTTTTTTGACACAACATTTTTAGCAATCCTATTTAATATTTTATAGAATTTAATTGAGAATTCTTTAACATATGGTAGTTTAAGAATATTACCTGATATATTTTTTTTATTATTAACAATAATAAAATTCTTTAATAAATCTTTTGATAAATTATTCTTATAAATATTTTTATTAATAAGACCTATTAATTTATCATATTGTTCATTAACTTGAGCAATTAATATATTCATTCCTTCTAAAGAACCTTGACCTAATAATTTTGTATTACTATTATCTAATACAGGAAATACAAAGTTAGCTGCAGCTAGAGAACCTCTATCTAATGTATCGCCATATTTTTGTTTAGAATCTAAATAACCATTATATTGAAAATCTGACATGAAACATTTTATAACAGGAGTAAATAATAAACCAGATGGTATTACACCTTTTTCAATCCTTTTAGCAAAAGTATAAGGAATATTACCTCTATAAAAACTTATATAACCTCTTGCTTTCTCTTGTAAATATTCTAAACCACCTGGTTTAATTTTCATTTTATAATTCTTATCACCATAAAATATTTTATCTCTCTCAACCATGTCATCTAAAGGTCTAATAAAATTTAATAAATCAACAATTTCATCTGGTAGATTTATCATTGGGGTTGCTGTTAATAATACTACTCTTAGATTTTCAGAATTCTTAATTATTTTTTTTAAAGCTTCACCATACTCATTACCTGTAATATTATGAGCTTCATCTACAATTAAAACTGAATTATTCATATTAGTAATACGATTTATAACAATTTCTCTTTCAAAGTCACCTTCTTCTGTTTTCCTATAACTAGTTTTTAATTTAGTATTATCAACAATTTTTTTTTCTTGAATTTTTTCACCTAATACTTTTTTATAAAATGTTTTATAAGATAATATTTTATAATTTTGTAATGCTGCATTTACAGCATTTTGTTTGGTTCTTTCTATATCACCTTTTGACATTTGAATAAATTCATCTTTATTAGTTAGATAAGTATCACCTGTACAGTTTAATAATTCTTTTTTAAAATTTTCTCTAGTATTTGGTCCAGGTACTAGAACATATATTTTTGTATTATATTTTTTAATTTGTTCTTTAAATTGCTCAGCAATTGCAATTGCAGTACAAGAATTATGAGTAACTGTAAAATCACCTAATAAATATTTATGGTCTTTATTAACAGCAATGCCATAATAATTATCAAAATAATCTTCTTGTATAGTAAAATTATAATATACATAACTAACCATATTAATTAATTCATCATATGATTTTAAATTTTCAAAACCATAAATAGTATTTGTTGTATTATTCAAATATAATCCACAAGAACCTATTAAATATCTAAATGATTTAATATTATCTAAAATATTAGTATCTACAATTTTATAATTATTATTAGTTAATATGCAAGACTTTTGTAAAAGATTTAATAATAACTCGTGTCTCTTTTTATAAGTAATGTCTTTAATAATAACTCTATAACCTTTATAATTTTCTCTATTATTAAATTTTACAAAATCTCTTACAGGAACTTGTACATGATTACCATTATTATCGCATAAACATAATATATGGTCTAAATTAACATAATATGCATCACCAGTATTTTCTTGAGGTATTATTTTATATAATATATCATGACCTCTAGCCACATCTAATACAGTTCTACTAAAACCATCTTCTCCCAGTACTAATTCACCAACTTTAATATCTTGTATCATTTTAATAGAATGAGTAAACATTAATATTGGCGTATCTCTTTTATGACATTTTCCTGAACCTGTTCCATGCATTAATATAACACCTTTATAAGGTGTATTTTGATTTATAAAATTTGGTAAAATATTTTGTTGTTCTCGTGGTTGATAATCACCTATTTTACAAACACTCTCTCTATATTTCATAACATCATCATATGTTTTCATAATATCTCTTTCTGGCACTCGATTAAAATAAAATTCTCTCTTTTTATATATTTTATATGGTAAATCAGAATCTTCTGGTTCTGAATATAAAAAATCTTTATCATTAGGTTTTGAGATACTCATTATTATAATATATATTATTATATTATAATAATAAAATTAGTTAATTTATAATTTCGGTAGCTCTTATTTTTTTTATTATATGTTTATTTTGATTATTTAATTTCAAATTATTATTCAAATCATTAATTGATTTATAACAACTTACAGATATATCAATATTTTTAATTATAGTAGGTTCTTCATTTAATTTATCTATCAAGTACATATTTAATTCTTCAATACATTTATTTGATAATAAATTAGCATTAAGAAATAATCCATTAATATTACTAGAAAAATTTGTTCCAATATCTGATATAATAATATTATATATATCTATATAATATTCTTTATTCTTGAGTTTATTTATTTTATTTATTAATTTTTTTCTATAATTAGAATCGTATTTCCTAGTCTTATTTTGACTTATCATTATAATACTAAATAATTTAGATTTTTTATTAACCTAAAATTTATTTATACTTCGTTTTATTATTTATTACTATAAATTCTTAATAAATTTTTTATATTTTTACAAAAATATGATAAAATAGGAAACTCATCACTATTCCAAATAAAATTATTTAAATTCCAATTATTATCTATAGTTTCTATTAATCTTTCATAAGCATCGCCTGACATTTTACTTTTATTGAAATTTAAAGGATTTATCAATAATATATTTGTATCTAATAACCATTTAGGGTCTATCCTAGTAACTAATGAAAATTCTAATATATTACTTGTATCTTTTATCATGGAATTTAAATATAATAAAATAGTATATGATTTACTTGTTAATGTATTTGTATAATATTGTATTTCTTGATATTTTGCATCTATTATATTCTTACTTATTTTTGTTTTATATTTTGTATCATTTGTAGATAATTTGAATGCAATTTTATCTGAATTGCCATATAAAAATGATTTTATAATACATTCCTCTTTATTATTTATATTATTAGTTTTTAAGAAATTACTACTAATTTTGTCTATATTTTTATTAATATCATCTGTATTAATTAAATCGTATACTTCTTTATTTTCTTCTAATTTTTCAATAAATTTTATCATTATATCACTATTTAAATAATTATTATCACACCATTCTATTATTTTAGTTTTATATTTTTCAATCACAAATATTTTTATACTATATTGTCTTATAATATTTGCATTATTTATATCTAATTTATTATTAACATATAAGTTTGTTAATTTATTCCATATAATACCATTTATAAAAGTTTTCCTAGGCTCTGGTCTAATATTATTATTAATACAATATTTATAATTAGAAATAAAATCATTCAATATATCATTTATTTCAGAATCATACTTTTTATTAAAACTAAATAATATAGGAAACTCTTTTTTAAATTTCTGAATAATCTTATATATAAATAGTATATCAGAATGATTTTCACTACAATTATATAATTTATAAAATTTGTCAAATTTTATATTTCGTGATATAAGATTTGTTAATGATTTATTTATAGTTATTAAAAATATAATAATCTCAAAAACATCTATAAAACAATTTAATGCTTTTGCAGCTATTAATGATATTATATCTTTTTCATTTAATTCTAAATATTTAGTTAAATTTGCCTCTTTTGTTAAATCATTAATAAAATCACCTAATTCTGTTTTAATAAAAAAACAATCTTTAATGTTTCGTATATCAGTATCTGTTTGATATAAATTATTACATTTTATATTTGCAATATAGTAATTATTTATAATAGATGATAATAAATAAACATATTTTTCATAAGGTACTATATTAGTAATTTTATTATCATATTTTATTATATTATTAAATATATTTCTAGTAATATTATTTTCAAATGGATGTATTAAATAAAAATTACAATAATTATCAATTAATGATGGAAATGAGATTCCCAAATGAGTCATTATGAACATGTATGGTGTTTCATTTTTGAAATCTATAGTATTTTTATAGGCAATATTATTATAAAGATTATAATAATTCGGGTCATCTGAATAATATATTTGAGTATTATGTACATAATCAATTAAAAAATTTCTAATAAAATATTTATTTTTAATTATATTCATATAATTAGAATCTGCTAAATATAACCCTTGTGGCACTACAATCCCAGTATTAAAATCTATTATTTGTCTAACATTTTTATAAATATTAGGATTATAATCATTATCTACTATATATTCATTTCTTCTTACGTGAGGATTCATTATATCTTCTATATTAATTCTTCTATTCTTTAATAATTCTTTTAAACTTTCTAATAATTTCATAAAAGCCTGAGATATATTTTCTTGAGTTATTTTATATTTTGATTTAATATGTTTTCTTGCATTTTTTGTATACATGTAATATACTGTTCCACTATTTATACGTCCTACACGACCTCTTCTTTGTACTCTACTAGATTCAGAGATTTTTTCAATTACTAGATTAGTAGTATTTAGTTCAGGAACATATTTATTTACTTTAGCATAGCCATTATCAACTACATATAATAAATTATCAATTGTTACAGATGCTTCTGCTACATTTGTTGCTATTATAACTGCTCTTTTATAAATATTATCTTGTACAGTTTTATCTTCTATAAAAGTAGCTGACCATTCATTATATATATTTGTTTTTTTATTTTTTATTTTGTTTATTGTTGTTCCTATCTTGGCTATTATATCTTTATACTTTTGATTCATTTCTGAAAAATAGGGTATTGCGATGCATTCAATTGGTAGTTTTTCATTAAGGTATTTGACAGCTTCTATAATTTCTTTTTGACCATTTGCAAAAAATAAAAGATTTCCATTGGAACTTTTCTTACAAATATCTATTATATATTCATATGATTTTAATTGTGCTAAATCTGCAGACTTCTTTTCATCTAATTTATTATTTATATAGATATCTAAATCTTTATCAAGATAATGTTCATCAACAGTATATTGTGTGGTTGCTCCTGGGGGAGATATGTGATATCTTCTATCCATATATTCAGTTCTTGGAAAAAAATTATTTATGGTTCTTAATATAGGATGTCTAAAAGGACATTTTAATGGATAAGCCAGATTATCATTAATATATTTATAATATCTTCTATATATAGGCTCATCATCATCCATTGTTGCAGATACTATTATTAATTTAACACTATTATTCATATAACAAGTCTGTCGTGCTAATGTTAGAATTAAATCCATATTCACATTGTGTTCATGTGCTTCATCTATTATCATGATATCATACATATTTGTATCAATATATAGAGTTTTTTCTTGATTATGTCTATCAATATGTATTATTTGTTTCATTAATGTTGGATTACTTTTTAATTGCTCATATAATGTGCCATCTGTGCATATTTGTAAAGAATTATAATGGATATTTTCATTGGTATGTGCATCTAGCTGGTATTTATATTGTATATAATAATTTGATGTTTTAATTTTTTCATCAGATGTATTAGATAATTCTAACATAGGAACTCCCAATTCAAATGATATACGGTCTGAATTTCCAATAGTTGGAGGAATACGTGGTTGAGTACATATTATTTTCCCATTTTCCTTATAATCTAACATTTTCATTGCATATAATAGTAATTTAGGTACTTGAGTTGATTTTCCTTGCCCCGTTGCACCAGTTATATATAATACTTGATGATTAAGATAATGATGGAAGAAATTAATTTGACATAGCCAATCCATTGCATAAAATTTATACCAATCATTTTCTTCTATCAAACATTTAAAATAATTTTCTTCAGTATATTTTGGATATTGTTCTTTATTTTCTATTCTCAATTTTAATTTTGAATATTTATCATTAGTAACATAATAATAACTATCAGCCCACTGAGGATTATTATCAAACTTTTCTTCTAATTTCTTTTTCCTATATTTTTTAATAGCATTATAACCCAAAGGGTATTTAGCCTCATTTGTTTGTTTTATATCTATTTTAAAATCAGATAATATACCAGTTACTACTAACTCTTCAAAAACCAACTCTAAATAGACTTCTCTAAATTTTGCTAATATATTATTTAATTCATAATTATAATTATAAACAATAAATCTTTTTTGTCTTGCTAAATTACCACTTAAACTAATCCATCCATTACCATTAATTAAATTATTAAAAAAAGCTTGTTTCATTTGAAAATTTAATGATATATAGTGTCTATCATTAGGAGTCCATACACCATTAGTAGTATTGTGACTTAATGATTTACATATATTATATATATTCTTTAAATTTAACACATTATTATTTATTTTATTTGGACCAATATAATTATAATAATAGTTTTGTGTTAATCCATTCTCATCAAATATAAATTTACCATATACAGAATGTTCTAATAAATGCGAATAATCATTAATAAAATTCCATACTTGTTTTGCAAAATCTACATCTTTAATTCTTTCAATACATAAAATTATATAATCTAATAACTCGGATATATTATTTCTTCTAATATATCTATCTAATGGAACAGTAAAATCATTTTCTTTTTCTTCATCATCTAAATTATTTATATTAAACATCCTAAAATTAGTCATATCATTTGTTTTTATTAAATTTTTCTTAAATTCATAATTATTATAGAGATAGGTTAAGAAATATTTGAAGACATCAAACATAATACTAATATCTGGACTATTATTCCCAATATTATTTCTAAAAATATCAGCCATAGTTTTTAGATTTTGAATAAAATAATATTTAGTATCATCATCTATGAATTCATAGCGTCTTTTTGCAAAATCAATATTATTAGTAAAATTAGGTGTTAGATATGAGAATAAATATTGTATTAAATATTGTCTATTAACACCACCTCTTATATTATATTCATAAGGAAATATTAACCATTTTATTTTTTTAGCCTGATAATAATATTTATTTACCAATATATTATAAATATCTCCTACCCATAAACCATTATAATTAAAATCTATCTCTGTATTAATAAAAGTATCTACTGTAAATATTGTTGGTTTATTATTAATAGTAGTATTATAGAGTTGTGAATTTTTATAATTATTTAAATTTAATGGTTCAATATTTATCCAATTTATATATAATTTACCATTAATTATAGATAATGTTTTTAATAATGCTATAAAATTATGATGGATTATTTTATATATAATCTTATCTCCATTATTTTGAAATAAATTATTATCTATATTTTTTAATAAACCTATACCCATATTACCATATTTAAAATACTTGTTTAATATTTCATCTCTTGAGTCATATTTAATATCATCTGGTATATTTCTTGTATTAGAAGAATAATATAAATGATTTAAATCAGTTAAATTTTTTAATAAATAACTATTATCCTTATCATCAATATAAGGTAACAATAAATTAATTACTGCTTTAATATCTCTATTATTATTTTGTGTCCATTGTTCTATATTATTAATATTTAATTTAATACATGTATAATTAATTAGATATACTACTAATACATTTAATACATTTATATCATTATCACCTAATTTTGGAAAATAATCCCTAATAACATTTATTATTATGCTTTCTGTTACTATATTTAAATTAATCCTATTTGCTTTAAAATCATTATCTATTTGGGTTAATAAATCATTTATTCTGGGTTCCATTAAATACTTTAAGAAAATTATAATTATTTAATTTACTTTTACACATAACCATTTATTATCATAAATTTTACATAATAACCCTTTATGGTAATCAATATCATAATTTTTATCATGTATTTTTGACATAATACTACATAATGATTGATGTGTAACTAATAAAATATTATTATCTGTTTCCATATGCTGAGTTAATATATTTTTTAATACATGTTTAACTCTATTATCAACATCATTAGTTGTTTCAGGATACTTGATTTCAGTTGGTTTTATTATTGATTTATATTTTGAGTTATAATTAAATGAATCGGCAATATATTCAGGTATATATATACCAGTTGATTTTTTTGCAATTATATCACTATGTTGTATTTCTCCCAGACCATATTCTAAATTTACTTTTATATTATTTTTTATTGCATATGGATATATTGTTTGTAATGTTCTAATATAAGGTGATGAATATATTATATTTATTTTCTCATTTTTTACTATATCAACTAATTTAATTGAGTTATCTAAACCTTCTTTAGTTAAAGGGCTAAAAAAACTACAATCATGAGTCCTATCTTCATGTCTTAATATATATAATTTCATATATATTAAGATATAAAAAAATTTTGAAAATATTTTATTAGTTAGGTAAAATTTATTGATGAACACATTGTTGACGTCCTTCTTCTTTATCATCATTTTTTTGATTACTCATTGTAAGATATTGAAGAATATTTGTTTCTTTATCTTTACAATCAACAAATTGGGTGCTAATATATTTAGTTTTATTTAAATTAACTTGGTCCTCAATAGAACTTTCGTGTGGGTCAAATGATTTGAACGCTGCTTTATAATTATCTTTAATACTATTATCAAGTAAATACAAGTTAGGTAGGGTAAATGTAAATCTTACATATAAATCACCTTGTGTATTACTACTATTTTTCATTCCTTTACCAACTATTTTTCTCACTGTATTATAATCTGTTTTTGTTGTACAATTAATATGTAATTTTTGTCCATTTAAATAATCAATTGTTTTATCAAATCCAAACACTGCTTGATACATTTTTAAATCAACAGTAACAATCAAATCATTTTCAACTCTCTTATACAGATTATGAGGTAGTTCATTAATAATCAGATATAAATCACTCTTATCATTTTTAAGTTGATGTCCATTATTAGGATATTGAATTTTTTTTCCTGTCTTGTAATTTCCTTTTAATGCTAGTTGAATAGTTCTTTCTTTCATTGTATGTTCAGCCCCATTACATGATAAACATTTATTATTATCATTTGCCATCTTACCACGTCCTCTACATTGAGGACATGTCATTTGTTGTTGCACAATATGAGGTCCCATTCGCATTATCTGTACGTGAGTACCTGTTCCATTACATCCACCACATTTAGAAGGTGTCCCATCTCTAGTTCCTTCACCATTACATTTTAAACAAGAACATTTATATTTATATGTAACATTAATAGTTTCTTCATTATATAATTGCTCTAGTGTGACATCAATATTTTGTATAACATCTTCTTTTGGTTCTTGTCTTTGTTGTTGACCAAACATATGTTGGAAAGGATTAAACTGATTTTGAAACTGCTGGAAAAATGCGCTAACATCTGGTTGTTCTCCTCCATTACCTTTTAATATATCCATTCCAATCTGGTCATATACACGCCTTTTCTCATTATCACCTAAAATATCTTTAGCCTGTTGAATATCTTGAAATTTAGTAGTAAATTCTTTTTTTATTTCTTCAGTTTCATTAGAATGTCTATCAGGATGATATTTTTTTGCAAGTATTTTAAAAGCTTTGTCAATTTCATTAGTATCAGCAGTAGGCTGAATATTTAATCTATCATATAACGTTGTGTCTTTTACCATTATTATTTATATAAAACAACTATTTTTTTAAATGATAAATAATTATTAATTATTAACTTTAAAGATTATTTAAAGATTTTATTATATTATGTAATAATGAGTAGCCTTAGTATATTAGTAGAAGGAGATAAATCAGGATTTAATTCAAAATCCGCATTTACAAAGTTTAAAGATTTTTTGAGAGAAAATGGTAGTTTAGATGATGCTAGTAAATTTGTTAAACCAGAATATAAAGTATTACTTGATGAGAAGACTGACAAAGAAGTTAAATATAAGATTGTTCTAAAAAATTATGTAGAAGAAACAAAAGTAGATGTTAAACAAAAAAAAGACATGATAAAGGCAAAATTAAAACTACTAGCAGATACTAGAACAAATATTAATGTTAGACATCTGAGTCTGAATAAGGATATCGTGCCTAAAGACATAAGTGCTGAATATAGAAAACTAATGAAAGTATCAAAAGTTCCAGTTCCTGAACCTATTGAAATTTTAAAAAATCCGGAACAATATAAGCCTCTTGTAATGGGAGTATTACAGAATGGTGTTACTGCAAATTTACCTAGTAATCATCCTTATAAATTATATTTTAAACTTTTAGCCAAACATATGGGTATTGGGGCTGATTATAAGATGCCAAACATGGATAATATATTAAAGAATATGGATTCATCTGTTTTAAATACAATTGCTGAAAAAGATGCAGATACTGAGGAAAATTAGTTATTTATTAATTGGACAGTTTTGCATGCATTCTTTATCACAGTACCATTTATTAAATCCAGATAATGATAATAACAAGTTCATCACTAAACCTGTCATGAAGAATGATATATTAATACTCGTTGGTTTTTCTTGATTTTTATTTTGTTTATTTATTGTTAAATTAAAAATTATTGTACCGATTATTAATGTTATAATACCTGCTACTATTGAATCAATAATAATATTAAACATTTATTATACCATAGAATTTATTATATTAATTTATTTTTATATAAATACATAATTATATATTTATATAATGTCAAAAATTGCGCTGATTACTGGTATTACTGGTCAAGATGGTTCATATCTAGCAGAATTTTTATTAGAAAAAGATTATAATGTATGGGGAATTATTAGACGGTCTTCTAATATAAATACATGTAGAATAGACCATATTTATAGTAAATTAAATTTGAGATATGGTGATTTGGCAGATTGTATAAATCTAATGAATATTCTGAATGAAATAAAAACAACTTATACTGATATTGCTGTTTTAGAAGTATATAATTTGGCGGCAATGAGTCACGTTAAAATTTCATTTGATATGCCTGAATATGTTTCTAATATTGATGGCCTTGGAACTTTAAGATTATTAGAATCATTAAAGAATTGTAATATAATGTTAGATAAAATTAAATTTTATCAAGCATCTACATCTGAAATGTTTGGTAAAGTTGTTGAAATTCCTCAAAAAGAGACAACACCCTTTTATCCTAGGTCTCCATATGGAATAGCCAAATTATATGGTCATTGGATTACTAAAAATTATAGAGAATCATATAATATGTTTGCTTGTTCAGGTATTTTGTTTAATCACGAAAGTGAACGCAGAGGCCATAATTTCGTGACTAGAAAGATAACACTTGGATTAGCCAATATTATTAAAGGGTGTCAAGGTAAATTGGTACTAGGTAATATTAATGCATTAAGAGATTGGGGTTATGCTAAAGATTATGTTAGAGGAATGTGGATGATGTTACAACACGATAAACCGGATGATTTTATTCTTGCTACTAATAAATATTATAGTGTTAGACATTTTATAGAAGTTGCTTTTAAATTGAAAGGTTTTAATATTATGTGGAGAGGTAGTGGTGTTGATGAGGTTGGTTATGATAGTATTACGGGAAGAGACCTAATTTTTATTTCTGAAAAATATTATAGATTGGCAGAAGTAGACCAACTAATAGGTGATGCAACCAAAGCAAAAACAGTATTAGGGTGGGAACCTGAACACAGTTTTGAAGAATTAGTTAAAATTATGGTCGATTATGATTGTAAATAGTTCCACTAAATATATTATAATGGATGGTGCAGATGCAGTTAATCACATATTAGAAAATAATATAGTAGGGTGTATTATTGAACGTGGTGTTGATAGTGGCAATTTTGAACATATTTGAATAAATGAATTAATGAAAAATAATTCTGTTCGTGATATATATTTATATGATACATTTGGTGGGTTAGTAGAACCAACTGATTATGATTACACTTGTAATGATACTAAATTATATAAAATGAATAAAGATGAAGTTTATAATGCGTTGAAAAGTCAAATCATTAATGAAAAAATAAATAATTGATGACACTGTTAAGCATAGATTAAGTTTAACTGGTTACCGATTAGTATGAATCAAGTAAATATGAACTGAAACAAATATATAATAATGTTGTAACAGGATGCATTATAATTTTGTAAATATAGGAAATTATAAAACATCTGCTATTATAACAAAAATAGGAATTTTAGTAAAATTGAAAATAAATAATATAAACATTTAATATTTATATTATTTAATGACTCATCAGTGCGAAAATAATGTTAATAATAACCATATTGGATTTTTAGATGTTGCGTGTCCTTATTGGAAACATAATAATGGAATCTTGATAAATAAATATAATAGAACTCATATTGTGCCTCAATACCTATCACTAGACATGTATGATGCTAAACATATTAGTAATATTTGTATACTATGTGAAGTATGTTGGAGAAATAGATATAATAATATTAGAAAACTATATCCTAGTAATAGAGTTACTGACAATATTAAGTTAGAGTTCCTATATAAAGTTAAACCTCATTTAATTATAGGTGATACTATTTATAGACAAATGAAGATTAATAATATTAATAGAATAAGATATACACATGATGAAATTAATAGGGGATGTTCTACAATGGATATTGATAATGACCCTCTTATTCTCTAACTAAATAAAAATTGAATTATTTTATATTTAAAAATATTTTTATATATATTATAATGCCAAAAAAAATAAAGAAAGATTCTGATGATGAAGCAGAAGATATTGAGTTGGAAAAAGAAATTGAAGAAACAGTTGATAATGAAAATGAAGGTGATGATGATGATGAAATTGAAACAGAAGATGAATCAAAAGAAACTAAAGATGATTCAGATTCAGATGAACTACCTGAACTATTTGATATAAATCAAAATAATAATATCAGTGTAAAACCAGAGGAACTAAAAAAAGAAGATAGGATAACTAGAAATAAATTAACTAAATACGAAATGGTTCGAATTTTAGGAGAAAGAACCAAACAGTTAACTATGGGTGCTAAACCATTAATAAAAAATATAGAAGGGTTATCATATGATATAATTGCAGAAGAAGAACTTAAATTAAATATGATACCTTATAAAATTAAAAGACCACTCCCAAATGGGAAGGTTGAGATTTGGACATTAGATGAATTAGATAAATCTCATTTATTATCTTATTTAGAATAAATAAATTAGAATAAATAAATTAGAATAAATTACCAACCAAAATAACAAACTGTACAAATATAATTTAATTTAAAAGTATTTTTATCTCTATAAAATACTGCTTCTTTTTTCTTATCATCTTTGTGAGTAATACAGCTAGGATTTTTACAAATATAATCTCTTGTTCTTGGCAATAAAGGGTCTTTAGATAAGAATTTATTTTCATTCAATGATTTAACTTTCTCATCTTTAGTATCTGTACTATATTGATATAATAGAATGGTTTCTCTAATCTCCTGAACATTATTACAATTATTACATTTAAATACTGCTTCTGATAATAAATTTTTTTCAAATACTTGATTAATATGTAGTTTCTCTTCATTTGATAATTTCTGATATTTCTTATTTTTATTTAATTCATCTTTAGTAAAATCTGCTTTATATAAACTCAAGTCTTCTTTTAATTCAAACAATTTAATAATTTCAGGCACTTTACTTATAATTTTTCGTTCATCAGTGTCACTTGTTTCAGTAAGATGTGTTGTTTTACTAATATCAAAAGAATATGAACAATTTGGGCAAAAATACATTAAATAATATAAATGATTAGATTTTATATAATTTAATTTTCAATTATTATTTTATCTATTTATATATAATTAAATTATAGATGATAAAGAAAGCAAATCACTAAATGCAATATGAACAAAGTACCTCAACAACCGGTAGACCCATTATCACTAGACGAAAACATAATTCAACAACAAATTATGTAAAGATAATAATTATATACATATTAAACTATACATTTTTTATAAAAATTACTTATTTTATAGGTGTATTACATATACAAATATACCCTTATCTGAATAATAAAAATTGAAAAATATATATAAAAAAATCTTACTTACAATAATTAATAATGACAGACCTAAATAAAATGAAGAAAATGCAAAAATATAGAGATAAGGTTTATAAATTCATGGAAGAACATAGGCACGCAGATGATAATAAAGAAAAATCTACTCATGTAGCATATGGTAGTATTACTGGTAAATTCTACATGGATAGTGAACAAAGAGAAGATTTTATGAAACTATATATTAAAGCTCTTGATAATAATGTTAGTGATATGCCTATATTAGAAGCACAAAATGAGTATGGTCCTATTATTATTGATATAGATTTAGAACAACCAATTGAAGATTATAAAGGTGGTCGTTTATATGATAATAAATTAATTACTGATTTGATTAAAATTTATGTAAAAGCTATTGATAATTATTTAATTGTTAAGAAAGATGATTACAGAGCTTGTGTGTTTGAGAAAAGTAAACCTCAAGAAAAAGAATCAACATTTCGTGATGGATTTCATATTATGTTTCCTCAATTATGTGTACAAACAAAAATAAGACATTTAATTAGATATATGGCTGTTAGATTATGTAAGGAGGTTGAATTATTTGCGAGTTTTACACAACCAGCTGAAAAAATTATTGATAAATCTGTAGTAAGTTCCAATAATTGGTTTTTATATGGTTCTAAAAAACCAAATGGTCATGTTTATAAACTAAAAAAAATATTTAATAATAATATTGATGTTATTTATGACCATGAGAAAGGTATTATGTATTGTCATGATACTGGTGCGCATATGAATTGCTTGTATGATAATGAAAAATTAGTTAAATATTTCTCATTATATTCTAAAAAATTTCAAAAGAAGAAAGCTACAGAATTAAGTGACCATATTAGTGAATCTGATATCGAAGTTGAATGTAATGAACATGGTATTAATACTAATACTAATACTAAGAATGAAGATAATAAATATGAAATGTCGGGTAATAAAGAAGATGAAATTAGAAAAGCATGGAGATATACAGGAATGTTAAGTGATAAAAGAGCTGAAGATTATCATGATTGGGTTAGAGTTGGGTTAGTTCTTCATAATATTGACCAATCATTATTATCAGCTTGGATTGAATTCTCAAAAAAATGTTCTAAGAAATTTAAAGATGGAGAATGTGAAAAAGCGTGGAGAACAATGAAAAACCCAAGTACAGGTAATCTTCTGACTATTAGGTCATTGGCTTTTTGGGCTAAACAAGATGACCCCAAACAATATGAAGTATTTAATAAAGAAGAATTTAAAAATATTATGAATAAAAGTCTGAGTGGTAATACATATTTTTTAGCTAAAAGTATTCACGCTAAATATTCAGATAGATATATTTGTTCTTCTATTAAAAATAATATTTGGTGGGAATTTAGAAACCATAAATGGATTCGTATTGATGAAGGTTATACTTTAAAAATGCAACTTTCTGAAGACTTTGCAAATGAATATAATAAAGAAATCTCAGAAATTAGTATTATGATTATTAAATCATCTGGTGTTAATAGAGAGGAATTAATAAGGCGTCGTTCTAGTCTTGAATCAATTGTTGAAAAATTAATGAATAATACTTTTAAGAAAACATTAATGGATGAATGTAAAGCTTTATTCTATGATGATTTGTTTGACAAAAAACTAGACGAGAATACAAATCTTATTGGTTTTGAGAATGGAGTTTATGATTTAGAACAAAATATATTTAGAGAAGGTCGCCCAGATGATTATATTACTCTAAGTACTAAAAACTATTATCAGAAATGGAATGATAAGAATCCTTATAAAAATAAAATTCTTGATTTTCTTTCAAAAATTCTTCCTAATGAGAGAGTTAGAAAATATTTTATTCATGCATTATGCACGTGCTTATGTGGTGATAACAAAGAAGAAAAACTATATATTCTCACTGGTTGTGGGTCTAATGGTAAATCATTAACTATGGACTTGATGTATCATGCTCTTGGAGATTATTACATGTCTTGTCCAATTACTATTATTACTAGGAAGAGAGGAACATCAAACGAAACTTCTCCGGAAAAAGTCAGGATGAAAGGAAAACGTTGTGGTGTATTCCAGGAGACTGATGATGGTGAAAAGTTAAATGTTGGTGTGATGAAAGAATTTACAGGTGGTGATAAAGTGCTTGTGCGCGACCTTTTCAAGGGGTCAAATGAGATGATTGAATTTAAACCTCAAATGAAATTCTTCTTAACATGTAATCAGCTTCCTGCAGTTCCATCTAATGATGATGGTACATGGAGAAGATTGAGAATTATTGATTTCAATTCTAAATTTATTGATAAACCAGTAAAACATAATGAGTTTATGATTGATAATACACTGAAACAAAAAATTCCTGAATGGGGTCCAGCATTCCTAAGTTATTTATTACATATTTACAATACTGAGTATAAGAATATGACCTATCTTGCTGACCCAGAAGAAGTTATGGCTTCAACTAAACAATATAAAATGGAGAATGACTTTTACACTGAATATGTTGCAGATAGACTCATTCTTACTAATAATGAGAAAGATTATATCAAGGCTGGTCCTCTTTGGGCAGATTTTTCATCTTGGTATACTCTTAATAAAGGTGGTAATAAACCACCCAAGAAGATTGAATTCGTTAAATTCTTGAATAAACAATTTAATGAACCTAGTAGAAAAGGTTATATGAAGATTACTTTTAATAATATGAAAGATGAGTCTTCTGATAATGAGGTTATTAACAATGATAGTAAATAAAAAATTGAAATTTATACTATCTATTGATTCCATAATATAATTATTTTGTCTAACATGCCCAAGTTAGATAACAAATATACAAACTGGAAAGATGGTTCGGTGAAGAATATTCCCACAGTCACTAACACAATTATAAACAGCACTAATACTACTATACCAAATTATGGTTGGTATCCTGTAAATAATACTGTATATCATCAATATATTGGACCTAATGGAGCTATTGTTAAAAAACCAAGTATGAATACATATGCTTGCTGTTAGATTATTATTGTATTGTATTAACCTATGTAAAACTAGCTAATTCTTTTATTGTTATCCGTTGTTTAGGTTCAATTTGAAGCATTTTTAATATAAAATCTCTAACATGAGATAAATTAGACTCATTTAATTTCCTGTCTAATCTACAAATTTCAGGTTTAGAGTAATCTTTTAATATAAACTTTTTATTAAAAAATTCTTTATACCGATTAGTAGATTTTAAGAACGATGGACTAAATGAACCAAATGTATCTGCTAATAGACATAAATGATAATAGTCGCGTGAATAATGTTTATCTTTATTAGGGTCAAACAGAATTCTACCTGATAATATTTCATAATATGTACAACCTAAAGCCCAGATATCTACTGGATAAGATGGTTTGCCATTTAGAATAATTTCAGGCGCTTGATAGTATCTTGTTCCAAAAGATTCTTCATAATAATTATCTTTAGTGCAGAATGTGCCAAAATCTCCAAGACTAATATTAGAAGTTTCTAATGTTAATTCTATATTATATGGTTGTAGTGTATTAAGTCCATCATTACCTAATATTTTTTTTACAATATCATTATGAATTCTTTTACGAATATTTAGTTTATCTTCAGTTTTCATTTTATCTATATTCTTTATATTTTTTTTATTTTCACTCCAAAAAAATCTTTTAGCATTCACATATTGTTCAAAAAAATTCTCTTTTATATACGCATTAATAACGTATTGGTCTTTACAATTAATACCTTTCAAGAAAATATTATCAGGTTTAATATCACCATGAAATACTTTATATTTATTATGTAGAATATTTAAAGCTTTTATTAATTGTTTCATTATATTATTTGCGATATCAAGAGGTAATCCATTTTTATAATTTCCCTTTCTTATTATAGAATCTAGATTTGCTGCGTGTAGATTCCAGACAGAACATATATATTTCTTATCATTTATTTTTTTAATAAAATATTCAACTATATTATTAAAACAATTCGGTTCAGTTGGTAATGTTTTAACAAATTTAACTTCATCAATTGAATCATCATAATCATCTGGGTCATGTATTTTTAATGCATAAAACTTATGGTCATTAATATTACACGCTAACCATACTGTTGAGTAACCACCTTTACCAATTTGATAAATAATATTATAATGATTTAATATTTGTCCTTCTAAATATAATTTATTATTTTTATCTGTACTACTATTAGATGTTTCACTGCTATTTGATGTTTCAGTACTATCGCTATTTGATGTTTCACTATCAGATGTTTCACTATTAGATGTTGTATTAGAATCTTTTTTTTTATTCATTATATAACTAGTATAAAAAAATATTGTTTAAATTATTATTTTTTGTAATAAGCGAATTTTTTTAAACTAGTTGAAGTCCATCCTATTTTTTTAGGAATTAACTTTTCATCTTCTTTTATTTTAGGTATGACTTTAGTAATATGATAATGTCTAATAATACACATCCTATTTTTATCATATGTAAAACCAACCCCCATATTCATGTACTCATTATATAAATGTATATTATCATATTTATTTTTACTAATCAATTCATATAAGAATTTACCTGATGCAAAATAATTTTTTTTTAATATGTCTGGTTTTATATTATACATATGTTTCAGCGCCTCAAGTATAATTGGATGTTTTGGTGTTGTTGCGATAAATCCATTAAATATAGCCCCCTTGTAAAAACTTAATACAGATACAAAATTATAATCTTTAATTATATTATCAATATTATCATGTAGCATTGCATCACTATCAAGATATACACCACCGTTGATATATAAATAATAATATCTAAATAAATCAGCTTTATGCGGTTGTCCATCAATTGAATTAAATCGTGCAACTATATCTGGAAATTCATCTAAAGGGTTCTCTTTTAAAAACTTAATTTCTTCACCATTAATATAATTTACATATTTCCATTCATCAGTTAAATTAGATTTAATCATGTTAATTATATAATCTGCCATTTTATCTTTTGATTTTTGTAATAAAATTTTACTAATCATTATAATATAGTATATAATAATGAGTATAAAAAAAAATAATCATTTAATAATTCCTCAAACGCATAATTTTAATAAAAAACCAACAACTAAAATAATATATAATAAAGTATTAGTTAAACAACAACAAAATGATATATCATATTTATATAAAACACCACATACTATATCATCGTATAATGTATTAGAATTATATGGTATTGATTCGATTGATAGTTTATTAAAATATATAAAAGATACTATTAATAATAATGCTATTATTTATTATGATTCATTTAGAATGAAAGAATATAATAGTAATTCTAATAATGAAGATGAGATTCCATTTGATACATTAAATGGAATATTCAATTCTTGGATTTATGAAAATTTTAGTGTATTAAAAAATCATAATACAATTTTAAATGAACCTTCATATATATTATTAAGTTTAACTATTCCTGATAATTTTATGAATGAAGAATCATTAAAAAAAAATATTAAAGATTATATTAAATATTGGTTTGATGAAAAAAACAGTGATGAGTTTAATTTTGATTTAATTAATGACATGAATAATTATTTTAATAAAAAATTCAAGAAATAAATCTTACCTACTATAATGACAGATGAAAAAATAAAAACTTATTTTATTCCTCCTATGTATAATCAAAGAGTATACGAATATCAAAATATTAATAAAGATAAAAGATTAAGATTTGACATGACACAATTTTATTATATTAAAATAATAAAATGGATTGAAAATGAAGAATTCTTTTCCAAGTATAAAAAATTACTACCTTTTTTAAAAACTAATAAAGGATTCAAATATGTATACACATTATTAAGAATATTTATTAAAAGAACTAAAGTTAATTGGTATGACTTGAAAGATAATTATGAAGTTGTTAAGGATTTTTTGCAACATAAATTGACATCTATTTAATGTTTTTTATTATCTTCTTCTTAACAATATATTTTTGTATTGGGCTTTAATTGATGGTTTATTTTCCATTTTTTGAAATTCAAAATTATTATAAGCAATGGGTTTTTTTAAATATCCTTCCTCTTCAGATGATTCATTATCAGATGGTGACTCGTATAATTTTGATTCACCAACTGAACATGCTACTGGTTCTGTTACTGGTTCTGCTACTGATTCTGCTACTGGTTCTGCTACTGGTTCTGCTACTGGTTCTGCTACTGATTCTGCTACTGGTTCTGCTACTGGTTCTGCTACTGGTTCTGTTACTGGTTCTGCTACTGAACATGCTGCTGAACATGCTACTGGTTCTGTTACTGAACATGCTACTGAACATGCTACTGATTCTGTTACTGGTTCTGTTACTGATTCTGCTACTAAACATGTTACTGGTTCTGTTACTGGTTCTGTTACTGATTCTGCTACTAAACATGTTACTGGTTCTGTTACTGGTTCTGTTACTGGTTCTGCTACTGATTCTGCTACTGGTTCTGCTACTGATTCTGCTACTGAACATGTTACTGGTTCTGTTACTGGTTCTGTTACTGATTCTGTTACTGGTTCTGTTACTGATTCTGCTACTGAACATGTTACTGGTTCTGCTACTGATTCTGCTACTGGTTCTGCTACTGATTCTGCTACTGAACATGCTACTGAACATGTTACTGGTTCTGCTACTGATTCTGCTACTGAACATGCTACTGATTCTGCTACTGAACATGCTACTGGTTCTGCTACTGAACATGCTACTGAACATGCTACTGGTTCTATTACTGATTCTGCTACTGGTTCGCTTGGGTGTTCAGCCTGTAATGGTATTACATTATTTTCAACACTTGACATTATTATTATTATTATTATATATTTATTTTTAAATATATAATTTATTTAATTCCAATAATTTAGAATTGTTTTAGATGATACTTTTATACTATATTTCTCCTTAATATAAATTCGTGCTTGTACTTCATCATTTGTAATTTGTTTTAAAGATTTAATAAAATTAATAATTTCAGGTGTATATTTTGATTTCTTATGAATTTCTTCATTTATATTATAATCTAATTGTTTTCCTTCACTAGTTTCAATCCAACCATTAATATTAATCTCATTTCTATCAACTTTATCATGACAGCTCATGCAGAGTGTAACAAGATTTGATGAATCATTTTTTCTTAGATAAATTTTATCTTTATGATAACCATTCTTATCAAAATCTTTTTGCCAAATAATATGATGGGATTCTAGATTTTTCTTATTAGAACAAATTAAACATTCTGTCATATACACATCTTTATTATATTTACTTGTCTTAATATTATATAAATTATATTCATTTAATAATTGCTGGGTTCTTTCATTAAAATTATTATCTTTCATTAAATATTTTGCAACTTGAAGACCATAAAAAGATTCTCCTTGTCCATCTGATAATACTCTATCATAAATTAATTTATCATCTGAGGCATCATAAGTTATTTTTAAATGTTTAATCTTAATATTATTTAATTTTTTAATTGATTCAATACTTGTAACATCGTGTAAATGTGTTGCAGTTATAAAACTAGTATTTGATTTGGCAAGTGTCTCAATCATATAAGATACAATTACATTACTCGAAATATTTTCAGTACCTCTCGCTATTTCATCCGCAAGAACAAGTGTATTTAAATTATTTCTTTTTAATATGGTCATTAATTCCATCATTTCTACCATAAAAGAACTTTGACCTTTGAACATGTTATCATTACCATTAATCCTAGTAAATAAAGAATGATATGGATTAAACTCAAAACTTGTACTAGCTGTATAGTAACCAATTTGCGCAAGTATAATATTTAGTCCTATTGATTTCATTAATGTTGACTTTCCAGAAGAGTTAATACCGAATAATAATATACCAGATGCATCTAATTCAATATCTTGTGGAACATATTTATATTCATTATTAATTTTTTCAATAATAGGATGTCTTAATTCTGTACTTTTAAAATAGCTATTATCTTTTATATTAATATTAGGTTGCGTATAATGATTATTAATAGCACATAATGCCCCTGAATTAATAAAATCAATAAATGAAATGATTAAAGACCAATTTCTTAATGATTCAGAGAAATTATGAGATAGTTTTTCAATATCATTTCTAAAATATTCTTTTAATTTCTTAGCCATATTACTTTTTAATACAACTAGTTCATTAGAAATTTCTTGAATTTTTTTACAATTAATTTTAGTATTACTTGACTTTGGTAAAGGTGTAAATTCTAAATCAGATGTTTTTAATTCAATTGACCCAATCTTAATGATTTTATATTTTTCTAAATTTTTCTTTAAAATATCACACCGCCTAGTTGTGATTAGTAAATAATGTCCATCGCGTTCATTGAACTTTAATGTAATTAAGGCTTTTGAATCAGTATCTACTTTTGTTTTTTTAAATATAACATCATCATTATTAATAATAATATTTTCAAGTTCTTTAATAAGATATACCATAAAATTCTGGGTAATCTCAATATTATCTTGTAATTCATCAACATCGGTATAAATATTTTTATTATAGAAGGATATATTAGTTTCTGTAAAATTATTAAAATTTAATTCATTAATTTTATTTAAATCAAATGTTTTTGTAACATGATTAATAAATTCAGTAATAATAGTAGTTTCTTTAATATTAAATAATTTTAGTAATTTATTATTATTTAAATATTCTACTAATTTACTTACTTGATAAAATGATATATATAATTGATTTAATTCACATGGTTGAATAATATTAATTTCTACTTTTCTAATTAATTTATCTAGGTCATAAATATCTTCTAAATAACTAGTTATATTATCATAATGTGTCCCTTTAATAATAGTATCAATAATCTTATATCTATTATTAATATCATTTACATTTATTAATGGCATAATTAACTGGTCTTTAAGATACCTTTTTCCGATTGCTGTTTTAGTATAATTAATTATATCAAATAAACCTTTTTCTTTTGAGAATATATCTAATTGTTCAATTGCTTTATTACCAAGATATAAATAATTATTTGTTATAAATTGTTTAGGATAAGTTAATTTTTCTAAAATATGTTGCTGATGATTTAATACATAATCTAGTAATAATACCAAACTTAATCTGGCCCAATTAAAAAACTGTAATTCCAATAATTCAATTATATTAATATTTGATTCACATTTATATATTTTTTCTAATAACATTTTTTGATAAGATATTTTTTTATGATTTGTAATATTAATTGTAAAAATATTCTTTTTATCAATACCCAAATAATTAGTAATATCATCGCTTGTCATATTACCAATATTCTCATTATCAATATTATTATCTAAAATAATTTCTCTAGGGGGATATTTTTCCATAAATCTTAATGTATTATCTAGCCCTGATAATATATCATTATTATTAGAAAATGTTTCATAAAATGACCCTTCACCTGTAGATAAATCATATGCTGACATACCAATACATAAATTATAATTATTACCATTTTTTATTTTATCAATAACAATAGATACTAAATATAATGTTTTAGTTGTTTTATGTTCAATAAAAGTGCCCGGAGAAAATATAGCAGTTACTTTTCTTTTAGGCATAGGTGGTTCTGTTACTTGGTCAATTAAAACAATAGTATAATTTAAATTAATTAATTTATCAATAAAATTTCTAGTAGAATAAACAGGAAATCCCATCATTCTTGGATTTGTTTTTGATAAAGGAATATTACTATTTTTTCTTGTTGACATTACATCCAATTGTTGTGATAATGATACTAAATCTAATCCATCAGTATCAGTGCAATAACATTCGTGAAATGAACCAACCTGCATTAAAATAATTGTTCTATTAATACCATATATTTTAGAATAATAATCGTGAATTTCAAAATAATCTTTTACAAAAATTTCTTTGGGATAATCCATAATTCTCTATAAGATAAAGATAATTAGGGTTTAAATATATTAGTTTGTAATTATAATAATATATTAATAAATAATGACAAATAAAATATTAACATTTATATTATTCAGTTATATCGGTATATTATTAACATATTTAGTTTATAGTAAAAATAGTAATGATTCATATTTTATAAAATATATAATGCAAGAATTAACTATTGCATGTTTTAAACATGGATATGAAGGTAATTTATATTTGAATAATAATTCGCATAATATTAACAATAACGATAATAATATAGATGTTATAATTGCAAATCATACTAGTAGATTTGATGATATAATGTTAATAGTAATAGCACTTCATAAATTTAATATATCAAATTATAATTTTATATATGATAAAGGAAATTTACATAGTATTCCTGGTTTAGGTCTTATATTAAAATCATCATTAGATATTGGTATTGATAAAAATTATAATAAAGATTATTATACAATTATCAATGGATTAGATAAAATAAATAAAAGTAAAAAAAAAGAATTTATAATAATTTTTCCAGAAGGAAGAATTATAACAAATGATAAATTAGCTAAAGACCAATCATTTTCAAAAGAAAATAATATTCCAATTTATAATAATTTATTATGCCCAAAAACAAAAGGGGTTTTTTTAATAATAGAATATTTAAAACATCTTAAACGATTTGGTAATTTGTGGGATTTTACATTATATAATAATAAAAATAATTATTATATAGATATAAATAAAGTTGATATTAAATATAAAAATTATAATGATTTTAAATTACAATTTTATAAAAAATGGGAAGAGAAAGATAATTTATTAGGTAATAATAAATATAGAGATAACTATAATAAAATATTTTTTAGAAATAATTATACAATATTATTAATATTAATAATAATAACTATAGTCCAAAGTATTATGTTATGCAAATTTAAATATTTAGTTCTATTCATGTATAAAATTATTTATTATTATATATTTTAATGATATAATACACAAAAAATTACTTGTGTTTAGGAAACTCTGTTATTATATCGTGACACAATTGACAATATATAATCTATTTATCATCAAACTTATTAGTGTTAATTGTATTATTTATAGTTTTGTAATTTTCTGGATTTTTATTATAAATTTCTCCATTAGAAAAGCAATAATATGCTTTATTATTTTCAGAATATAAACAATTTTCATTAAATTCAGAACTCATTACTGTATATACTTTAGTTGCAGCTTGATTATCTTGCGCAGGCTTATAATTTATATCAACATCTTTATTAAATATATTATAATTATTTGTTTTTGTGCTTGTTACATCATTTTCTTCATTATCTGTTTCATCTTTTTTTATGGTACTTCCATGTAAATATTTGCTATTATTTAGCATTAAATATATATTATATTTTATATTTTTATATTTAAAATTTTGATTATTTTAATATTATAATTATGGCAGATTTAGGTGAAGCATTTAATAGTTTAAAGAATACTAATAAAACATTCCAAACACTTGATTATTTTTTTACACAAAGAACAATGAATGAAACACAAGATTATATAGATATAAATTTAATAAGACAAAATAAAAAAATTAAAATAACTCATAATTTTTTAGCATTAAACATCCCATCTAATATTTCTACTATTACACAATCAGGACAAAATATAGATAAACCATTTGCATTTGATATTAAAATATTTGGTGATGAAGGATATCATTATGAGGGGACTATCTCATCATTTGAAGGAATTATTCCAAACTTTATGATTCATGTAAAAAAAGATAAAAAAATATTTGTACATATTGTTTATAAATTCAAAGACACTAATAATAATATTTTAATTAAAGAATTTATTAATTTTATTGATGTTCCTAAAAGATTTCAAGATATAGAATAATCATGGTTTTCCTATATTAAATATTATAAGACCGAATATAATTAAAACAAGACCTAAATATTGATAATTATTATCTAATCTTTCACCTAATATATAATATGCAGCAAGTGATTCTATAATAGTTGATACACCATCCCATATACCATTTACATACAAAATATTATTTTGTTCTAATGATTTAATTAAAAAATATACTACGCCAACATAACCAAAAATACCACTAAACAAATCACTACTTTGTTTATATCTAGCAAAATTTTTTAATTTGAAATCTCCAAATATTTCAACAATTGATAATAAAATAATATTTAACATTATAATAAATTAATATATTAATTTAAAAATTTATGTTTTATCTTTAATTTGTGTGTAGATTTCTGTATAATAATTAATAACATTTTCAATTATATTAATTATTTTATCAGCTTTTTTCATTTTATATATAATTTCTAATTTTTTTGCTAAAGGATGTACTAATCTATATCCACCAAAACTAATATTATTATGTTGTTGTAATCCTCTAGATATAATATTTCCTAATGTATGCCCCTCGTTATTAACATTTATAACTCCTTCTAGTTTATCATCTATTTTTGTATCTTTTAATAATTTCAAGAATGAATTCATTCTTTTAATAATATTATCAATTGCAACATCAATAATTCGTTGTTCTTTTAATTGACCACGCGATTCAATAATAAAATCAAATTCATTATCAGTTATCATTTTATAATAACAAACACTAACAGGAGAAAATATAGCATTTGTTTCTTCTATTCCCAATTTGCTAATTGCAGAAAATGCGATTTCTTGTTCAGGTTGTAAATCTACTAGAGGGATGGGAGTTTTATATGGAGAATCAATTAACTTTTCATTATAATAGAATTTAGCATTATCGGTTGTTGCTGTTATTATATCTTTGGTTTTATTTTTAAAGTTAATATACATTGTTAACTGTTTAATATTAGTTGTATTAACTTTTTCTTCTACAGAATAATCTTCTTGATTTAACATATAATCTTCTCTAATGTCTTCATTATCCTCTTCATCATTAGGAATCTTAGAATTATCATTTTCCTGTTCAAAAAATGTAATATTATTTTCTATATACCAAACTGGAATATTCATTAATCTTAATTTAATATAATTATTATTAAAAATAGATGTATTTTTTTCAAATTTAAATGTATCAAATGCATATATTGGTATGTCAGATAAGATAGTCCGTCTTAATGTATTCATAACAATATAATCAATATTAGAACCAGTTATTTTAATTTCTAATCTACCTGAACCTAATGTTTTATCGTGATTTAAGATATTTATTTTAATTTTATCTACTTTTTGCATTATATATAACTATATTATTATACTTTAAAATTATTTATTTTCATTTTTTATATAATATGAAAATATTATTTTACTCAAATAAATGCGATTATTCCAGAAAAATTTTATTATATTTAGAAAAAAATAATATAAAAGAGTCTTTTAAATTTATAAATGTGGATGAAAATAAATTACCATCTGATATTAAAATTGTTCCTACTATTATTGATACAGATTTAAATGAAATAATGGAAGGAAAGAAAGCTTTTGAATATCTAAGTAATATTAAATATTTTAATAATCCAACTAATAATATTGAATATATTTCTAAACTACCTGAAAATCCAAAAATAGAAGAAGATAAATTTGCAACTAAAATAAATATTGGTTTAGAATTAAAAGATAATAATATTGAAAATAAAACTAATATTGAAAATAAAACTAATATTGAAACAAGACCATCAATTCCTATATCTAAAAAAAATATATTAATGCAGTTTAGAAGATAAAACCATAAACAGTTTTTATAAAAAATTGAATAAATTATAAATAAAGACATAAGAATTATAATATTAATGAGTGTAATGACAAATCCAATTTTTCTAATTAATAAATATATTCACGATAATAATACTGATAAAAATATGTCAAAGGGTCAGTTTTTAACAGAATTAAAATATAAGCTTTATAAGGAAGGAATTCACATGAAACATTATGAAAGTAATGGGTTATTTATGATATATCATAAATATGAAGCTCCTTGTACTACAACAATGCAACGTGAATGTCGTTCAGTAATTTTTGATGATAATACATTTGAGATGGTAGCATATTCTGGGGAAGTGCCGATTGTAAATAAAGAAGGGCTCTCACAATTACTTTTAACTGAATCTAATAATTATCATGCAAATATTTCTTATGAAGGCTCACTTTTATCTGTATTTTATCATAATGATAGATGGTATGTATCTACTAGAAGATGTCTAGATAGCAGAGAATCTAAATTTAATAGCGATAAAACACATTATGATATGTTCTGTGATGTAATTATGAATGACTCATATAAACAATTTGAAACACCGGAGGTATTTTTTGAACAACTTGATAAAAACTATTCATATTATTTTGTTCTAATTCATCATTTGAATAAAAATATTATTGATTATACTTACAAGTTTGGCGATAATTATACAAAAGCTTGTTTGATAGCTGTTAGAGACAAACACCAACAAATTAAACAAGGTTTCACACCATCATTTATTCATACAAACTGGAATAAGAATTTATTTGGTCCAGAGTATATATCTCTGAAAAAATTTGATGAGACAAACAATAATCTAGATTATTCTAATCCTCCAATTGTAGAAGGTATTATTATTGAATCATTAGACCATACAACACACAAACGTATGATATTTAAATTACAAACTCTTCATTACCAATTTTATCAAGCAACTAAACTAGATAATAGTAATGTATTAAAAGGTCTTCTTCTGCTTTATAAAAATGATAAGTTATTTAATTATTTAGAAAATCCTAAATTACGAAACCTAAGAAAAATTCATAATACAACTAATACTTATGAATCATATAATATTATTTCTGTATTTGGTTCTATTTTCAAAGTTTGTTCTGGTGAATTACTACATCTGTTTAAAGAGTTGTGGGATATTAAAACAGGTGAACATAAAAATAAAATGCTATATGATATTCTACCTAAAGAGTATAAAGAAATACTATTTAAAATTCGTGGTATTTATTATGAGAAGAAATCAACTTTCCTTAGTAAAAATACTACTGAAGTAAAAGAATTTCTAGATTCTCATCTTAAATTTTCAGATATTTATAATCTATTAAAGAATATTGATATAAATACTTTATATTCATTCTTAAGAATCAGAAAAATGATGTATAAAAAATGTACAGCTGATTTATCCAATGAATTATCTAGGGTTTTTATGAATACTGGAAGTAACTGTCTTTCAGAAGATATGAAACTAATTGATATTATTACTAATAATTTATTTCCAGACATTACTGCTTCAATGTTACAATATGAACAATAAATAATATAAATACTTTTTTTATAAAAATAAAATAATTTAATATTTAATGATATTAGACTATTCAGATGATGAAACTGAGTCTGTTGAATGGATTGAAGATAATTCTACTATAATTCATCCTTTTGTAGAGGTGTTTAATTGCGGGTGTTGTGATGATTGTTTATGTGACTATCAAATAGATTGTATTAATTGTAAATGTAGTTGTTGTAGTAATATAGAAAATTCTGATTCTGAATTTAATTTAGAAGATGAAAAAAAAGAAATAGATTATAATATAATAGATTTTACAATTGATGTTGTTGAAGATAAGAATGGAGACCGAAAAGTTAAGATTAGTTTAAATCTTAATTTAGAAAATAATAGAAACTTAAATATAAATCTTGATATTAAAAGCTCATTATATCTACAAATAGCTGATGAATTAATTAAAAAATAAATATTTAAAATAATATTAATAATAAATTATTAATATGATTTTAAAATTAGATAATAAATACTATAAATCATTAAAACAAGAATATGAAACAATAAACTTTCATAAGGACTATTTAATGAATACAATGAACAATTTATCTTACTTGAATAATTTATCATTATATATTGATACTGATTCTTTATTTACTGTATTATTAGAAGAACTAAAGATTATTAAAAATGAATTAGATAGTTATTATAATATTGTTCATATAAAAAATTTTAATGATGTGTCTAGTATTAGTAAAATAGATAAAATAGTAAGTAAATATCTTATTAAATACTCTAATCATATAGCATCAAATAATTTAAATGATATATTTAAACTTTTTTTTAATTATAATATTAAGAATAAAATAAATAAAGATGTATTAGAATTTCTTTTTAGATTTTTAAAACCAATTAGTGTTTGGGATTCAGAATATCATAAAGAAACAGTACCTTATTTATCAACGTATGATAATAATAAAAAGAAACTTTTTACAAAAGATTTAATAAATTCTATATTAGGTATTACTAAAATGGATGATACATTCAATATAAAATCGTTAATTATTAATTCAGTTGATAATTTACAAAATAATGATGGTAAAGATATTATTGTAGTTAAATCAATTAGTGATTTAATTGAATCATCTGAAAATAAATTTGATTATGTAGATTGTATTAATATATTAGGAAATACAAATTTTCAAATTACTAAAAATAATAATTCTGGTTCATTAACTGAAGATAAACAAGGTGTTAATGTTTATATTAAAAATGAAACTAGAGTGTTTGTAATTCAAGGTCTTATTAATGATGATTTATTAAAAATGTCACATACATTACAATATGTTAATAATAAAATAAAACAAAATAAATCAATATTAGCATATGAAACAGTATCAATCCCCAAATATTTTAGAGATAACTATATTAGAACACAGAATTTAAGAGATACTATTGTAATAAATAAAATAGAACTAATAGAAGATATTAAAAAGAAATATAATGATTATAAATTGCTACAGACTAAACCATTAGTTGAGTTAATTAATGAATTCTTACTAAGTAGTAAATATCGCAAGATAGATATATTAACTTTATTATTAATGTCAAATGAAGATGACCAAAAGTTGGCATATATATTATTTGATATTTTCAAATCAAAAGATAAAAAGAATGTATCTACAGAAATATATAATTCATTACATTATTCTATTAGAGAATTATTAGATTTATCAAAAGAATTGAATGAAAAAGATGAAATTAAATTTTCAAAAATATCAGAAAATGATATTCCCTATGAAAAAAGAATTACAATGATGAAAGTATCAGATGAAGTTAAAACAAAAGCCTTTGAGAAATTAAAAATGTTTAAAAATAATCATCAAAATGATGGTAAAGCACAAAATTGGTTAGATGGTTTATTAAAAATCCCTTTCGGAAGTTATAGTGATAATGAAATGATTAGTTTTAAATCTACTTTTATAAATAAACATAATATTAAAAAGAATATATTTTCAGATAATGATATTGATAATTATGTTAAAGAAAATAAAGAATTAAGTGATGAATGGATATCATATAAAAATGATAAAAAACAATATATTACTGATATTAGAAAGGAATTAGATACAGCTGTATATGGACATAAAGATGCTAAATTACAATTAGAAAGATTATTTGCTCAATGGATTAATGGAGAAGCTAAAGGTGCTGTTATTGGTTTACAAGGACCTCCTGGAACAGGTAAGACATCATTAGCGAAACAAGGTCTATCTAAATGTCTAAAAGATAAGAATGGTAATGCAAGGCCTTTTGCATTCTTACCTATAGGTGGTTCAGTAAATAGTAGTACATTAGTAGGACATAATTTTACATATGTGGGTTCTACATGGGGGCGTATTGCAGATATTTTAATGACAACTAAATGTATGAATCCAATTATATTTATTGATGAAATAGATAAAGTATCTCATACAGAATATGGTCGTGAAATTATTTCAGTATTAACACACATGACAGACCCTACCCAAAATAATGAATTTGAAGATAAATATTTTGCAGGTATTCCATTAGATTTGTCAAAGGCATTAATTGTATTTTCATTTAATGATGTATCATTATTAGACCCTATTTTAAGAGATAGAATAACTATAATTGATACACATCCATTAAATTTAAATGATAAATTAATTATTATTAATGATTATATGCTTCCTGAAATATGTAGAGATGTAGGATTTAATAGAAATGAAATTATTATTAATAATAATATAATTAAACATATTATAGAAACTTATACACATGAAGCAGGTGTTAGAAAAATTAAAGAAAAAATTGTAGAATTAGTTAGAGATATTAACTTGAATAGATTTAATTCAGAAAACTTTCCAGTTCCATATGAAATTACACTAGAATATGTGAATAGACTTTTTGAAAATAAACCTAAAATTAGAGTCAAGAAAATACTAAATGAACCAATGGTTGGTTTAGTTAATGGTCTTTATGCAACCACATCTGGTATTGGTGGATTAACAGTTATCCAATTATCTAAATTTCCTTCTGATAAAATGTTAGATATAATGTTAACAGGAAAACCAGGTGACATGATGAAAGAATCAGTACAATATGCTCTTAAAGTTGCTTGGGGATTATTAACTAAAAAATTACAAAATAAGTTAATCAAAGATAATCATAATAAAAAATCATTTGGTATTCATATTCATTGTCCAGATGCAGCAACTCCTAAAGATGGGCCATCAGCTGGCGCTGCATTTACATTAGCAATGTATTCATTATTAACAGATACAAAAATAAATAATAAAATATGTATAACAGGTGAGATTGATTTATTAGGAAATATAACAGCAATTGGAGGAATTGAAAGTAAGTTATATGGAGGGAAAAAAGCAGGTTGCACTCTAGGATTAATACCACAGGAAAATTGGGAAGATTTTGAAATATTAAGAAGAGAAGGTAATTCACCTGAGGATAATACATTTAATGTTAAACCAATAGCTCATATTAAAGAACTGATTAAATATGCAATTATCTAATCGGAATTTTTAGGTATAATGTTATTATAGCCTTTAGCATTATCTGGAATCATGTCTTCATATGTAGTCATACCTGCAACCCATTTATATGGAAATTTAATAGTAGCTTCTTTATTATTTCTAAAATAATATGATATTAATGATAAAGATGAATTTGCAATAATATAGTGGTCAAATTGTATCATTAGTAAGAATATAATCTCAGGATTAGTTTCATTAATAAATTGTATATTATAGTCTTTAATAATATTCCAAGATTTTATTTGTGTATAATCATCTGTAAATAAAAATATGTTATAATCATCTTTATTATTTTCTTTTAAAAATTCTATTAATGAGTTTTTATAGTAATATTCTTCTATTATAAAATGTGTGGTAAATTGGGTATAATCTCCTCTTCTAACATGTATTAATATAGTTTTTTTATTATTTTTTAATTGATTAAATTGTTTTGTAGTTTTTTCTACTAAATCTTTAATATTTTCAAATAAATAACTTTTTATTCTATCTATATATTTTTCAGAATATTTATATGATTGATAATAACCATTTATTAAATAATGTCTATTTAATAAATTAATTTTATTATATTTATAAAAATCTGTTTCTGTCCATTCTGAATAATTATTTATCATTTTCTTTTTTATAAATTGTAATGATTTAAATATATTATAAGTATTTATATTTGGTCTATCATATCTATAAGGTTTATAAGAACAGAATATTATTTGTCTATCATACTCATATGATAAGGCTAAACCATTTATAACTATAAATAATAAATTACCAAACCCTAGACTATTATATAAATTAATATATATACAATAAGATGTTAAATTATTATTATAAATTATATTTTTAATTTTATTATAATATAATAGATTCATGTATTATTATAATTGATATTATAATAATCTAACCATAATTTATCATTTTCTGTTAAAAATATTGGTTTTATTAATTTACCCATTTTTAAATTAAAATTATTATTAATTATTTTTTTTATAGAATTATTATTTAATAAGAATGCTATATTATTATAATTTATTTTTGTTATTTTTAATTTTGTATATATTAGTTCATTTTTTATTTTATCACTAAATGTTTTTTTATTATATGTAGATTGTAATTTTATAAAATTATATTCACTTTTTTTTAATATATCTAATGAATATTTTATAAAATTTTTATTAATCATTATACATTTAATATTTATAATAATATTCTTATAATTAAAGAATAAAGGGTGAATATTATAAATATCTTTAAATTTATCTAAATTAAATATAGGTATATCATCTAAATAATCTAAAGGAATTATAAAATTATCTATAATATTTCTTTTATCAATAACTGGCATTAAATTTAAATCCATAGTCTTGGATATATATATATTTTTTGATGTGAACCAATTATCATTTTGTAATTTAATCCAATATATATCTATATTATGTTCACAATATGAATCTTTAACTAATAAATTTCTACCTTCTACAAAATTATCTAATAGTTTATTATAATAATGTTTATTAACTATATAAAATAATGTTGTAGAACATTTATGTATTTTATTTATAAAGTTATTAATATTTATGACATTAGTATTATTTGTATTATCAAATAATATAATATCCCATTCATAATTAGCCATTATCTCATTAATAACATATAATAGATAATATTCATTTTCAACTAGTATATTATCTTCACAAATTACTATATATGGAAGATTTATTTCCGTTGCTTTTAATAATAAATCTATATGGCTTAATGTACGACCTATTTGTCTATTTTCATTCACATGAGCTTTAAATATTTTTGGATTATATGATATTTTGCCTACTTGTTCTAAAGATAATAATTTCTTGTCTATTCTGTTTTCAATGTTAATAATATGAGTGTTGTTTAATTTATTAATAATACTGATATGTAGATTATCATTTGGTATCATGTCATTATAATTAAACATACCATCAACCCAAATAGGTGGAAATGTTATAGTAGCATCTATATTGTTCCTAAAATAATAAGCATATAAGGGTAAAGTTGAATTTGTAATAATAAAATGGTCACATTGTATCATTAATAAAAATAGTTTTTCTTCATTCCCATTTAAATATTCACAATTATAATTTTTAAATGCTGTCCAATTATTTATATTAATATTCTCTGTAAAAATTAATATTTTATATTCTTCTTTATTATTTGTTAAAAAAAATTTATTTAATGCATTATTATAATAAGAATCTTTAATAAGAGTATCTTTATTAATATATACTAATATTACTTTTTTATTTTGCCTTAATTTTATAAATGTATCGTTTGATTGTATAATAAGTTCTGTTATATTTTCAAATAAATATTTTTTTATTTTATCAATATTATCATGAAAATATTTATATGAGATATATTTACCTTTTATTAAATAATTCATAGTATTATTTATAATAATCTTATTAAAAAAGTATTCTCGTGGCTCACTAATTACAGTATCTATTTTAGATACTTTATCACCTAGTTTAATAGCTTTCATATATTTTATTATATTATATTCACTATTATTATTAATAACTTTTAATGACATATTATATTCATATGATAAAGATAAACCATTTGATATAATAAATAATAAATCGCCTAAATTTGTTATATTATTTAAATCCAAATAAATATTATTTTTTTCTCTATTTTTAAATGAGAAATCATTATGTTTTTTTATATGATATAAATTCATTATAATATATTATATAAATAATAAGTTTATATAACGTATCAAGATTAATTATCTAAAATACTCATTACAATGAATAATAATATATAAACATAATTACACTATTATAAATATATACTTTAATCACCATGGAATTTTTTAGTAAACCAATTGAAATGAAAACAAAAAATCTAAATATAAAACTTCCATGGACAGAAAAATATAGACCTAAAAATTCAGATGAAATATTATTAGAACCTTTTATTAAAGATAAAATCAATAAAATATTAGAAAGTAAATCTATACCAAATATGATTATTACTGGAGAGCCTGGAACTGGTAAAACATCTACAATATTATTCATGGCAAAACAAATTTATAATAACCCTAATTATTATAATGAGAATGTTCTTGAATTAAATGCATCTGATGATAGAGGTTTAGCTATCATAAATAATACTATTTACCCATTTTGTAAAAAAAAGACAAATAAAAATATTTATCATAAACTTGTTATACTTGATGAGGCAGATAGTATCACATCCAAAGCTCAGAATTTATTGTCTAATATTATCTCTGAATTTAGAAATAATACAAGATTCGTTTTTATATGTAATGATTGTTCTCAAATTATTGAGGCTATCCAATCAAGATGTATGATTATTAAATATCCTAAAATAAATTCGGACTATCTCTTTAGTAAAATTGAAAATATATGTATTAATGAAAAAATCAATTATACCGATGAAAGTATAAATACATTGTTATTTGTATCTGATAAAGATATTAGACAATCTATAAATAATCTAGAATGTATATATTATGCATTAGGGTCTTTAACTGTAGATAATATATATCAATTGATTGATAAGCCAAGATTACATTATATTAATATAATCTTGAATCATTGTTTAAAAAATAATTATAATGATGCGATTGCAAGTATCATTGATTTATATGATAAAGGATATACACCCAATGACATATTATTAACTTTTATGAAATTTTTATTTGAAGACTCTGAACATTATATCGAACTAGACGAACCAGTAAGGCTTAAAATATATGATATCCTATCTACATCATATATTCGCATTAATGCGGGTGTCGATACAATATTACAATTATGTGGTTGTATCTCAAAAATATTCCTCTACCTACATCCTATCTAATTATCCATGATAGTTAAGTGCATTATACTATATTTTTTATATTTTTTATTTTATTTTCATTGTAATTAGGTTTACTCTTATAAATTGTTATTCCATTATTAATATTATTTTTATTAACAACCTCCATTATTAATAATGTTTTTAATAGGTCTAATAATTTATCCTCATTATTAGAATATCTTTCTATCAAATTATAACAGAATTTATTTTTACTAAGTGCATCAATGCATTTCTTCTCAATGAAATATACAACATCATCAATACAACCTATTAATAAATATTCATCCAATATATTAGAAATCTCTAACAATAATACATCTTTTGGTACTTCTGTTTTTTTAACTTCATTTATAGTTTCTTCCTTTTTATTATTTGGTTTGGTAAGACTTTCTAAAAGAATTCTATTACGTGTTGTAATATTATCAGATTCTAATATCTTATTAATTATTTCTATATCATTATTGTTAATATTATAGTATTGAAACCAGTAATAGATGTCTGATAAGTATTTTGTTTGATTAAATAAAATATTTTTACATTCATCAATTATACCATTATTAAATGCATTCATTGTATTAAGATTTCTAATAATAGTTTGATTATTAATTCGTTGTGATTCGGTATTCATATCAGCAAAAAACTTACATTCATCTGATAAAACTAGATTATCAGTATAATCATAATAAAATTTGGTTTCTATCAATAAAATAAAAAAATTCATGTCATAATTCTGTACTTTATTATAAATAAAATTAATAGAAATAAAAAACTTGAGATAAATTTTAACAAAATTTATTTCTGATATAATTTTCATATAGAATGCTTTTTGAACAGTATTATATTCTTCACACGATAATTGCCCAATATTATTGATAAATTCTAATAATAAATTATCAATATTATTCTCAGATAATTTATTAAGTATTAGATTTACTTTATTTTCAATATTATCTTTTTTATTTTGTATTTTTGGATTTTTTAATATCATATTATGAGCAGTATCATTATTATTTTTTATTTTTTTATGATTGTTAATACATAGTTTATTTATTATTTCTATTGTTTTAGAATCTAGTTTCTGTAATTCTGGATGATTTCTAAATGATAATATAAATTCTATGGTTATCTCATTTGAAGTTATATGTGAAAAATTTTGAGGTTGTGGGTTTTTATATTCCATTATAGTATAAATAAATTATATTTTTAAATATAAAAAATCACATCTATTTTAATGATATCAAATAAAATATATACTTTTATAATATTACTATTTGTTGGAGTCTTGATAGTGTACTTGAATAATATTCCACCAACAGTAATTATTAGGAAAATACCCAAACAAGAAGCAAATACTGAATATAAAAATGATATGTGTTATAGCTATGAATATAGAGAATAATTAAAGATATAATTTTTCAATATTTTTAATTAAATTTAGTTTATCCTTAATCTCATCAATATTAATATTCTTTTTATATTGAGATGGATTATTTATAATATCTGTTAGTAATTTAAAATCTTTATCAGCATTACCTGATAAAGTTATTATATTATCATTATCACCGACAATTTCTTTTATATTTTTACAACCAAGATAAATAGGTGTAGTGCTACAGAATAATGGGTCCATTATTTTTTCAGAAGCATAATAGTTTGTAACAAAATTCTCTATACAAATATGAAAATCATAATTCTCTATCGGTTCCAATGAATTGAACTCGCCTTTAACCCTCGTATCATTTAAATGATTATAATATTGACATCCTCTGCCATAAATATCAATAGGTAAATTAGATTCTAATATTTTTTTTACTAAAGTGTGGCGATATGCATGGTTTTCGTAAGTTTTTTTTTCACTACATATTATGGACATACATTTATTTTTTATAGGTAAATAAGTTAAAGGTGTTATATGCCATTGAAACCCAAAACCTTCAACAAATGGTTTTGATAAATTATATTTATATTTATCACCTATATAATATTTATATATATTTTTTTGTGCATATTTAATAAATTGGTCTGATAAACGTAAAAATGGCGTTGGCTCAAAAGATAATCCTATAACATTCTTTCTAGGGATTGGTTTCAATACTGGCATTGCAACATTTAATATAATAACGTGAGTATAATCATCATCATTTGTAAAATAAATCTTTTTATTAGGTCCATAATAATCTATAGCAATTGCTTCGCACAAATTTTCATAACATCCTTTTACATTTTCTGATTTACAAAAACTCGAAAAAAATCTAACTCGATATACATTATTAACATTAATATCATTAGTCGCATTAATATTATTATTACTATATTTACTTAATTTACTTAATTTATACATCATGTATTTATTCATTTATTATATAAATAACATTATATATAAATAATTCATAAATTAATGCAATAGTTTAACTAAATTTATTCTAGTTATTATTTTAACTCCTAAAGCATCCGCTTTTTTAATTTTTTCTGTTTTATTCTCAAGAACCAAATCATCCTTAACAACAAGATAATCTGTATTTTTTGATATACTTGAATTTACTTTTCCACCCATCGTCTCAATAGTTTCTTGTAATTCTTTATCACGAAAACTTGAAAATACAAATGTCATATTAGTGATTTTTGTTGTTTTTATTTTAATTGTTTTCTTAATTGTAATATATTTTTTAATTGAATTATAGAAATCAACAAAATCATTAAAATTATTAACAAATAATATTGCTGTTTTTGTATCCCATCCATCTATATCTTTTATATTTTCTATAAATTCTTCTTTAGTCCATTTAGTATATTCATCTATTATATTAGGATAATTTGATAGAATTTGTTTCATCCTTTCAAAACCTAATCCGTGACCTAATTTATTTGACCCAGCCATAATCTTTGCTAACATTACATCTGTTACTGCTTTTTTAATAGCTTTTAAAATATTATCAATTGTTTTCTCTTTGAATGATTCTATTTCTGCTTTTACTAATTTTTCTTTAGTTAAATCTAATATTTTAGGAACAGTATTAAATTTAGCTTGATATAATTTATCAATCACTTTCTCTCCCAATCCTTTTGTATCAAGCGTTGAAAAAAAGAAATATAAATTCTTTTTTAATATATCGGTATTATCAAGACTATCAAGAATTATATCAACTTTAGTTGATGACCATGACCATTTACCTTCAGGTAATTGTATTTTACCAGCTTTTAATACTTTATTAATATATGGGATTACATCACCACTCCTAATTAATTCAATTTCTGCTCCATTACCTAATTTATTATCAACTACATATTTAGCATTATGACCTGTAACTCTTTTAATTTCAACACCTGATATTATGACTGGTTCTAATAATAATGTGGGTATAAGATAACCATCTTTTGATATATTCCATTCAATGCTTTTTACTTTAGTTTTAGCTTTTTGGTCTTCAAGAATATCTTTAAAAGCAAATGCATAAGAAGGATTACCACTTGTATTTCTTTTATGGTTTTCATCATTAGTTACAATAATTCCATCATTCATATATTCAGAAATAGTTCGTCTCTTTTTAAAATATTCAGATAATAATTCAAAGGTTAATTCTTTATTAATAGTTTTACTATAAACACAATTGAAATTTAAATCTTTTATAATTTCTAGTTGTTGTGTCATTGAATAATAAGGGTCTACTACTTCATATAAAACTAAATCTGTATCACTTGCCAATTGCGGATTTATAGATTTACTATTAACTAAACCTGCAACAGTATTTCTGGCATTTTTAAATTCTTTTGCCCAATTATCATTAAATACTTTTTCCTTTATAATTAATTCGCCACGAAAAGCAATTATATTATCTTTATGAGTAGCGATTATATTTTTTTTTTTACAATATTTTGTAACTGTATCAATATCTGGTATATTATTCAAATATTTAATTAAATGTGATATATCAAGCCCTTCTGTTGAGGTCCCTCTAGTATACATTTTAATATTATTATTTTTTTTATATACAAGGAGAGCAGATATACCATCTACTTTATCAGTTAATATATAGGGTGGTGTATATTGATTTATCCATTTTTCTAATTGATTAGAAGGTGGTTTAATCTTATCCATTGACCCCAAATGATAATCTAAAGATACCTTATCTTTACTTTTAATTTTAGCGCCAATATTTTTTAATACTTTTGATTTTGGGGATTTTAATTTAAGAAAGTCAATTAACATGTCATAGATAGAATCTGATATAACTGATTTCATAGTATTATAATATTTATCTGCAGCATAAGTTATTATATCTTCTAAAGCTTTTATATCTAAATTATCAATAGTTGTAATTATATCGTGTGTATTATTTAATTTTTTTGCTATTTCTGACATTATTAATATAATATATTATTATTTTAATATATTATTTTTCAAGTTTTGTTAAATAAATAAAATTGAATTAATAACTAATTATACAACAAATGATAATAATAATATAATGTCAAATATTGTTATTAATGAAGCTTATTATGGTGAAAGAAATAATAAAATCCCTCATGTTGTAAAAGGTGATAGTAATGATATTATTTGGTATGATTTTGAAATTGATAATATTGAATATGATAATCAAGGCATTTATATTAATTATAAATTTGAATTAATAGAAGATATAATGTATACTATAAAAAAATATTATATTCAAAAGTTAGAAACAAAATTAGATTTATCTGAAACAGAATTTGCCAATATATATAATAATTATAAATCTCATATTATCAAATTATACAAGTATATATTAGAATTATCTAAACAAACAGAAGAAATAAAAGACCTTATTAATAATAAAATTATAAAATTGATTAATAAACCTTTAGAATATATAGTATATGAATCAAGTTGGTGCAATGAAGATTTATTATTACCTAAAATGCTAAGAATAAAAGAGATTTTAAAAAGAGATATTAATTATAAAAATATTATATCAGATATTTATGAGTATGAATTCTCATTAATTAATAATAAATTGATTAATACTTATATTCAAGAAAAAGATGATAATTTATATTTTATGGAGAAATATGAAATAGATTATATTAATCATGATGATATTATTTCAAACATTATAGATGATATTGAAGATAATGATAAAAAATTGAGTAAATTAAAAGAAATATTTTCACAAAAAATTTATGAAAATATAAATAATAAAAATGAAAATATTAATGAATCAAAATTAATTGAATTATACAATTGTCTTAATATTCAATACGCTAAAATCGTAATTGATATGAATGACTATAATGTTGTGTGGATTATGAACAAATTATATATTCCAATTAATAAATATATTCCAATTATTTTTATTGATAAAAAATTAAATGGTATTATTCAACATAATATTAATGATAATATTATTAATATTAAATATAATAAAGATGCAACAACCTTTTCACAAAAAACTAACTATTTAATTAATCAATTATTTGATAATTTAATGCATTGTGAAATTCATAAATAATATATTAAATTATTTTCATTTATAAAAAATATATTATATTATAATGACACAATTATTAAATACTTTATTAATGTTAGGATTTTTAGCGGTTCTTTATTTATCTATAAAGAAATATAATAATGAGCAATTTACTAATGATACTGATAATATGGAATATGTAGTAAATAAAGACTTAACAATGCCATTTAAAAATAATAACGAAGAACCTTATTATATTAACTTTGATTATGAAATTTCTAAAGATGAAAAATTAGTTAAACAATTTCAAAAAGAACAAAAAGAAGGGGCTAATACTAATATCAAATATCCAAATAGATATATTGTAAAATTAGATGAAAATGAAAAGCCTATTTGGTCTGATTATAAAAATTTAACAGGAAATCCAGATAGTTTTATAGATAACCGAATATTATTTGGAGATAATTTATATGGTTCTCATATTAAAAATATGGATGGTAAATTAAATCCAAAAGATGCTAATATTGAAAATAATGGTAAAACATTAAAAAATATTTATGATAGTCATGTATTGGATTTTAAAGATTTAATACAAAAGAATGAAATGATTGATAATAATGATGTAATAACTGCTGCCTCTAATTTATCATATCACGATAATGATGATTGGAAATATAAAGATGAATCTGTTATGAATGGAGGTGCAATAATTAATAATTTTTATGCTGCTGACCCAAATATGTATAATACACCTGCTGTATATGAATAAATTAAAACAGAAAATAGTTAATTACAAAAGGTAACATAATTACAGCACAAGTAATTAATCTATTTAAATATGTTGGTCTTAAATGTTTAATTTGATAACAACCAGTGTCGCTATCAATCTGATAACCAATTTTACGATAATATTCACGAACACCAACGCCACTAATTACTGCCATTCTATGATATCCTTTGCTTCTTGCTATTTCTTCAGCTCGGTCTAATAATTTTTTCCCAAAACCTTTATGTTGGCTTTTATTACTATCATCTTGATTAATAAATACACTATTATTTTTATAATATTTTAAATTATCTTTACATGGAACAACTTTTCCATAAGTATGAAGTTCTCTTATAATAGCAGTATTAACTAATTCAGGAAAGATTATTTTATTATTTATTTTTCCAGAGTTTTTAGAAAGTCTTAATCTTAAAAATGAATATAAGATAGGATTTTCATCTTGGGACTCATAACTAATAAAATATTCAAATCCTTCAGAAGCTTCAAAACAGATTTCTTTAATAATTGGTTCTGAATTATTACTCCTATTTAGATTTCTACTATTTCCTGCTTCACGATATCTAATACATGATGATAACATATTTAATGCTTCCATATCACGGTCTAATTCTGACCTAAGAGATGAGCGTTTTGTACCTCCACAAACAATCGAAACGGGAATATCGCGTATGATACGATTCACTCTAATAGAAGGATGAATTTTTGTATAAAAGTCTAAAATATTTTTATACAATGGATTTAATAGACGGAGTTTAATTTTTTCTTCAGATGATAATTTACGGTATTTTATTAATTCTTCGGGTGTCAATTGTTTATCTTCACCATAAGGTTTATAAATACCTTGTTCATACCACTCTTTAATCTTCGTGTATGGTGTTACCATACAAGGATAAATTTTCATTTGGTCAATTTTTAAATCAGGATTTGAATTTAATTCTTCAAACATCAAACGGTCAACTTCAGGCATTCTTCCTTCATAAGTAGGAGGTGCTGGCAAATCTGGCATAATATGAATATCAACTTTAAAGCCACTATCTTTTAGCATTTTAATTGCTCTAATAGTATGTTTCTTATAACATCTTCTATTTATATATCTTAAAATATTATCATCAAGATGTTGAACACCTATCTGTACTCTAGTAGCACCAATACTTCTTAAAAATTTAATTGATGCTTCATTAATCTGGTCTGGTCTTGTTTCTGGTGTTAAACCAATAACACGACACGATGCTGTTTCATTTAATTTGATTTCTTCTTCCATACTATATTTAGGCCTAATATTATTTTTAAAAAATATATCCATCATAGTATTAAATGTATAATAGATATCACGAATAAATTCTCTTCTATATTCGTAAGAATATGAATCCCATGTACCACCTTGAATAATTATTTCACATTTATCAATTGAATGTCCTTGTTGAATATATTGTGTTGCTCTGGCTATAATTTGTTTTTCCACATTATAATCATTATTAATAGCTCTATCAACACCTGGTTCACCTGCTAAATAAGACCTTGGTTGTCCTGGTTCATTAGGACAATAATAACAGTCATATTTGCAAGAGAATGCATTTGGATTTTGTGAATTAGTATTAAAATCATTTATAATTTCACTTGTACAATCATCATAATGTTTAGTATAAGAAGGATATGCACTTGTAAGTAAACTAAATACCATAACTCCTGAATTTTCTCTTACAGACATTACTTTCAGATATTTTTCTAATTCAATATCTGATTCTTTATATTTGCCATTTTGTCGTCCTAATTGATAAAAATATATTAAATAGCCAAACTTGATACTTTCGAAATTATTTCTAAAAGCAAATGTGGTAAAGTCTTTTTTAATTTGTAATTTATCAATATTTTGCATATAGTATTTATCTAAAAATTTAAAACATTTTTCAACATTATCTTTACTAATAGTATCAAACCAATAAGGTTTATTAATATCTTCCATAGTTACTTGTATATTATTATTCATTGACATTAATATATTGAATAATAATAAATAATTTAATAATTAATCAATTTTTATGAGATATAATTACATCTTTGTTATTCTTACCATTATAGTAAAAATTGATTAATAATATTATAAAGAGTATAATACTATATTATTAATGGTAAAAAAAATAGCATTTGGATTAAGCGAAGGTATTATAGTTGAACCAGTTATAATAAAAAAAATAGTAGATTATTTATACTCCAAAATAAATTTATCAAAACATCGTTTTTTAATTTTAGATAATATGCAAAAACTGAATTTCTTGCAAGATAATGAACATTATCTTTCACCTAATTATAGAGGTTATAATTATTTTTTATTAATGATAACTATTGACAGCATTAAATATTGTGTTGCGATTGATAGGAAAAAATTATCATATCATAAAGACCAATTAGATATTAAAAATATATCAGTTGTTCAAATAAATCCAAAGATATCTGACACATTTTATCAAGGTACAATTTTTGATGGTAAATTAATCAAAAATAATAATGATTATATATTTTTAATTCAAGATTGTTTCTATTTAATGGGAAATAAAATGTTAGATATGGAGATGAAACAAAAAATTAATCATCTAGATAATATTTTTAAAGTTCATTTTACTAAAGCTTCTAATTATTGTGCAAACTTTAATTTTAAATTAAATAAATTATATGAATATAGTGAATTAAAAGATTTTGTCTATAATATTTTACCTACACTAACTATTCCAGTTAATGGAATAACTTTTTTCCCTAAATTTTCTGGTATTAATATAGTACATATTGAAAAGAAAAATGATAAAGTTATAATTAATAATAATACAAACAATACACCTAAAATAGAGAGTTCATCTTATCATATTATTCATGAATTTGTTAGTTTCTTAAAAAACAGAGAATATTCATATGAAACAGGAAAAACAAAAGACTTATGGTTAACTAGAACACAAATTCCAGATGTATATGATGTATCTGAAAATAATAGTAGTGATAAGATTGGTATTGCTCATATTCCTAGTTTAAAAATTTCTCATTATTGTGATGATAATATTAAAGATAAACCTATTAAATTTAACTGTGTATATTGTAATAAATTTAAAAAATGGATTCCAATTAATTTAATTTAAATTTTTTATAATCTATTATAATAAATGTCTCTCAGAGAAAATGCAAGAAATAAACGTGAAGTGAAAATAAATTTCCAAGAACACATAATGGTACAGCAAGAATTAACACCATTTCAAAAACAAATATTAGAAGGGCAAAAAAGATTATTAAACCCGCAACAACAACCGCGACCACAAACACAACAACCGCAACAATCACACCAATCACAACAACCACGACCTCAAACACAACAACCGCAACAACAACCTCAACAATCACAACAACCCCGACAACAACAACCCCGACAACAACAACCCCGACAACAACAACCTCAACAATCACGACCTCAAATACAGCAACAATCACAGCAACCACAACAATCACAACAACCACGACCTCAAACACAACAATCACAACAATCACAGCAACCACAGCAATCACAACAACCACGGCCTCAAACACAACAACCGCAACAATCACAACAACCCCGACAACAACAACCTCAACAATCACGACCTCAAATACAGCAATCACAGCAACCGCAGCAATCACAACAACCACGGCCTCAAACACAACAACACGAATTAACACCATTTCAAAAACAAATATTAGAAGGACAAAGAAACCTATTAAGAGCACCACAACAACAACGCTTAGCACAACAGCAACAACAAACACAACAGCAACAACAAACACAACAGCAACAGCAACAACAAGCACAACAGCAACGCTTAGCACAACAGCAACAACAGCAACAACAAACACAACAGCAACAGCAACAACAAGCACAACAGCAACGCTTAGCACAACAGCAACAACAACAACAACAAGCACAACAGCAACAGCAACAACAAGCACAACAGCAACGCTTAGCACAACAGCAACAACAGCAACAACAAACACAACAGCAACAGCAACAACAAGCACAACAGCAACGCTTAGCACAACAGCAACAACA